GGCCCAATCGGGCTTTTCGCAGATCAAAGCCTCGAACGCGTGGACGTCACCCCAACCGCGCGGTACTTCGGTGATTATTTCGTCGTGCACGTGCCCAATAACCGGGTAGCCTGCGCTTTCAGCTTTCTGGATGCCGACGCACATCAGATCGCGTGCAATCGCCTGCACGATGTTTTCAAGTAACAGCCCGCCATACAAGGCGGAGCGCTCCCAGCGTTTCGTCACACTGTTAACACTCAATGCGGTGACAGTTGCTTTCTTCTCGCGCAATCGCGCGGGCTGGGTCTTATCTGACCACGGCACTTCGATGTCGCGTATCTCAGGCTTGCCATAAGCAAGGCAGCGCCCTGACGGAAGCAGGCACCACAGGAAACTTTTGCGGACCACGTATTTCACTTTAAGGCATTGCACGACTGTTCCGGGCCTGCGGCAGCCACTATTTTCAGCGTATGCGGCGCTAAGTCGTACCTCTTCGTACGTTGCGCCGGCGGTCTGTAATTGATTAGCGGATGTAACTGCGTCCCATACAGCGCTTTCAAGAAGCTTCCAGCTCTCAGAGATAGCCGGATGGGACCGGCGCCAGCCGACCTTTACCAGCTCAGCCGCGAGCCACGCTTCGCGTGACATTTCAAGGGCCAACGCCTCGCCGCGCGCCTTGCATTCCTCGTGGCGTTTTTCAGCCCCTTCCCGGTCAGCCTCACTGGCCGCAGCCCATACGGGGGTGTACACTTCATCAAGTTTCAGGCTGTAGTTTTTCGCCATCGAACGGAAGGCGCCGACGCCGCCCTGGTACTGCATTGACAGCTCGGACACCTTACCTACCTGGCGTCGGCCATCGTCTTTCGTCAAAATATCCGTCGTCGTGTTAAAAATACCCGCAGCTGCGCGGCGATACAGGTCGGGTAAGTTGGGGTCGTTGATAATATCGAACATCGCCTGCAACTTCCACGCCTCGTCGCAAACCCACGCGGCAACAGCGCCTTCAATGCCGCTATAGTCGGCGACCAGAAGTTCCTTTCCGGGCGCCGCCCAGATAAACCCCCGGATGGCGTCCGATATCAAGTGCAGCGTTCGGCCAAGCTCGTCGCCGTACATCGCTTTTAGCAGTTCCGGGTCTTCCATTCGGATGAACTGGAACAGGACTTGCATGTTGATACCGGCCTTACCGAACGCCTTGCGGGGTCGCGGCAGGTTATGTAGCTGCGCGCCCACAGAGCTAAACCGCCCAGTGCCAGCTGCGTGAAACAGGAAAGCCCCGCGGATACGGCCATCTGCGCTGACGCGCTTCATGAACGCTTTTAGCTTCGCCACCGATGTCTTGGCAAACTCCTGCCGCAGAGCCACAGCCTTGCGCACGTTGTCGGGCAGGTCTTCGCGCTCCAGAAGCTCTTCGAGGATGTCTTTGCCCAGGGTAGGGACGGCAACGCCCTGACTTTCAATCCACTCTTTTAGCTTGCCAACCTCGCTGGCGGCCCCCACATACCCACCTGTGACAAGGCGCATTTCCCGGTTAATCAGTTTCTTGGCTTTTTCAGCCAGCCGGATAGCTGCGCGCACCGAGGTACGATCGGTACGCAGGCCCCGGTCGTTGATACGCTCAGAAATATGATAATTGAGGGTTTCTTCGACGGATTGCGGTACGAGGCGGGCTTTAGCTGCGCATTCCGTGCGAACATCATCGTCGCAGTAATTGTGGAACTTTTCGAAATCTTCCGGGTGATCTTCCGGTTCATTCCACAGGAGTGCGAGCGGGCTTTCACCTTTCTTCGGTTTGCGCGGGATCGAGAATTTGCGGATCAGGCGCGTACCTTCCTTGTCTTTCTGGACCGGCAGCGCCAGAGCTTCGCCGAGCTTTTCAAGTGCGCGGGGCAGTTGTTGAGCCGCTGCGGCCACAGCCGTGCATGTGAACTGCTCCAGCTTCGGTTTGGGCCAGCCGTAACGTGGCACCAGCACGGACCAAAAAGCCAACCGCTCGAATGCGGCGTTGTGCGCTGATATGACCGCTTCGCCAGCCTCGATATGCGCGCGGATGTCTTCTGGGCACGGGTCTTCGCGACGCCAGCGTTTAACGGTTTTACCGCGATCAAAGCTGTACGACGCCATCAGCACGTCGGCGTGGGGCGAGGCGAAATACCGGTACGCCCCGTGCTGGCGCAAATCAACGTCGCTGCGCGTCTCGAAGTCAATGCTGAGCGTTGTCATGAGAAAATGTCCTCTTCGGCGTCTAGCTGAAAATGTCCTCGGCAGGCGTCGTCGAAGCTTTCGATGAAGGCTTTCGCGGGCCACGGGCTGATCGCGTTGCCGTAGGCGCGCAAGCGTCCGGCCCTGTCGCCTGCCATCTCTTCCTCGCAGAAATGCGCCCCCACTCGCTGGCACAACGGGCAGAACAAATCTTGTTCCGGTTCCTGTGTGACTTCGCCGTAAATTCCGTACCGCATACCGCGCAGCTCGACGTTGGGGGTGGCGTCGCATGCTCCGCTCGGTGGCATTCCGCGCACAGAACCTGCAAATTTTCCGCCGCGTCGTTCAGCACGTTGCGATCTATGTGATGTACGTGAAGGTTTTTCTTCGTGCCGCACATCGAACACGTCGTCGCTAGCGTTGCCGCCCGCGCCCGATAGTGCCCCGTACTTTTGTTCGTCAGTGGCTGCGTAAGGCGGTACAACCGATAGCACTCCTTGTCGCAGAATTTCTTCCGCGATGCGTCTTTCGTGCCCGAGTAGTCCCTCCCGCAGTGTAAGCACGTCAACGCCTTGCCGCCGAGTTTCCATGCCACAGCAGGCGCACATACATCCCATTCTTGGGGCAGCCCCGTTAACCAGCGGGAATGAGCCGGGTCTAACTGGCCGGAACTTCCCATCGCGGCATCCGAGCCAGTCAGCATCTCGCCAGAAGCCGTCAGTCGGATAGGCTGCGTCTTGAGAAACCCGATATGCGCTTGACTGGCCAGACCCATATTGACTTTTCGACCGGACGGATGTTTCCCCGTCATGCTGGTGTCGGGGTGCGGTCGTTTCCCTCCGTTCCCGTCGCTCGCTGCCGGCGTGTTCCATCCGCTCAACTGCACCGCAGTTTGAAGGTTCATCCCGCCTTCCCGTCCCGATACACCGGGCCCTGTCGAATTGTTGCTGGTCGGGGTCGGCCACCCCGCTAATTGCGCCGTCACATCCAGCCGGTCCGTCGATAGCTTGCCGTCCCTGATACGCCCGCCCTTGTGATCCGTCGTCGCTGGCGTGTTCCACCCGGCTCGCGCCAAAGAACAGTCGCTGCCGGATGTGCGGACCACCGAAGCCCGCAACGCACAAATCTGCCGCCCCAAAGGCGTAACCCGCTCCTTCCATGTCAGCTTGTACAATGTCGAGCCACCCAAGGCCGTCTTTGCTTGCAACTTGCTCGCCAAAGACGCTTGCAGGTTGGCACTGGCCAATGAGGTGGAACCAGTGGGGCCATAGGTGCCGCTCGTCAGCAACCCCGCCTCTTCGGCCTGCCGCGCTGAAAGGTTGGCACGGGCAGGAGCCCGTCCAGACGGGCCGGTCGTCGGGCCATCCGGCAAGTCTGAGCGCATGGCTCCAGACGCCGATACCGGCGAAGAAGTGGACTTGGGTGTACCCTTCGAGGTCGCTTGGTCTGACATCGCGAATATCCTTTTCTGTGACATCGCCCGGCGCGATATGGCCGGCGGCAATAAGATTGCGAAGCCACTGCGCGGCGTAAGGGTCAATTTCGTTGTATAAGGCTGTCATGCGTCAAAACCTACAGTTCAAGCTGGAATTGACGATACCAGCTCCCGTTTCTATTTCTGGCGTTCTCGGATGGCGTGGCCCAGCGCAGATTGCAGCGGCGGTTATCAAGGCTGTCGCCGTTAATGTGATCGCCTATAATATGCTTGGCGCTGGGTGGTTCTTGTCCCGCGCGCTCCAGTATTATCTTGTGGAGATATAGCGAGCGCTTACGCCCGTTCACGCTAGTGGACCGAACCACGTATAACTTATTTTTCCGGCTGTTCGGCACTGACTGCCAACACCAATGAACCGCCCATATATAATCGTTGTAATCGAGAATGCAGTTGATGCCCGCGCGGTAATCGATACATAGCTGGTTGTAGGGTAAAGGCTCCGGCCAGCCGCGCGGATCGAACGTGTCTACGAGGTAATTCGGGAGAAACCGGCCTTTACTATCTCGCGATCTCATCCGAAAATATCCTCTTCCTCTGCGGGGGTTTTGCTTGCACGCCCCCGATTAAAAGACGCAAGGCTTTCCGCCAGCAGCGTGACGAGGTCCGGGCCCATGTTGCACACGTAGCCTTCGCTGCCTTTTTGTTTGATTGAAACCTGCCAGCCCCAGTTCTGCGACGGGTAGATCGTGATGCCGTCGAGGCGGCCAGTCTGTACCGCCTCTTCCAGCAGGCTCCCGACGTCAGTCAAAGATGCTCTCGTATACGTGGAGCAGGGCATCCTGTTCGTCGCGTTTGTCTTTTTCGATTTTGCGGCGCTTAATGACCTGGCGCATGGTTTTAACGTCGTACCCAAGCGCTTTGGCCTCGCCGTAAACTTCTTTGATATCGGCTTGAATGTTGGCCTTTTCTTCTTCAAGGCGCTCGATACGCTTGATATACGAGGTGAGCTGATCAGCCGCGATCCCGCCGGGCTGGCTGTTGTGTCCGATCTCAGGCATGGTTCAGTTCTCCGTGAATGAAGTGTAGGGCCTAGGCCCTACACTGTATTTCGACAAAACAGACAAACTTAGCCAAATAATTCGTCAGCAGAAGTTACTGCGTCGTTTTTGTCTTCGTCAGAGGCTTCAATCTTTTCAAACATCTGATCAGCAGCCGGGCCGCCACCACCGCCAAGAATTTCGTCGCCTTCGGCGGTTTTGACAATCTGGACACCGGAGATACCGAAAGACACGCCTTTGCCCTGCTTGCTTTCCCACGTATAGGCATTGATAAACGGGATAATACGCGAGCCGGACGGCAGGCGATCCCGATCAATGACGGGGCGGACGTTGCGATCGACGATCTTCGGCTGGTGGTCTACACCAGACGATACCCGAAGGAACCACGTACCCGCGAAGCCCGGGTGGCGTTCATCCGTCTTTTTGTTGACCGCCTGGCGCCCATCGCCGTCGAGAAACGGGTTTTTAATCGTGCCATCTTTGATTTGTTCAACGGCTTTTTCACCCCAATCCTTGACGCATGCGTCAACGCAGATTTTGCGCAATGCTGAGAGATCAATCGCCTTGGCCCAGAGCAGCGTGCAGTTGTAGTTCTGTTTGCCATCGTCGTGGGTCTGTGGTTCCCACAAATGCTTGGCGAAGGCGACAATGCACTCCGGCGCGGGGAAACCGTCGCTGACGATGCGGCCTTGTTTGGTGCGTGCGTAGTTCATGGTTAACTATCCTATCAGGTTAATGAGGTTACAGGTTCAATCGAGGATGTCGAACATCCGCTCAGCAGCGGGTTTCATTGGCTCCCGCGTGGTCTTGTCGGCACGGACGAGATTTGTGCCCGTGACGGGTTTTTCAATAAAGGCGTCAAGTTTACCCTTACCGAACAGCTTTTCGAGCGCGCCCATGGGCTTTAGTTTCGGCTCGGCGTATATTTCATTAACCGGCCCGTCAAGTTTCAACAGCTCGGCTGTTAACTCGACGTCTGGCAGCTTGAACTTGCGCCGCCCGACACGCTCTACGAGAACGTAGTTCGGTATGTCCGTCCCGCCTTCTGCCAAGGTATGCGCCAAGCCCCGGGCAGCCTTGATGAAACCTTCGATCATATCCGCCGCGTCAAGCACTTTAGATAGCTCTTCGACAGAAAGCATGTCTGGCGTATTCTTTAGTGTAGGTTGGTCAAGGTCGTCAAAAAAGACACCAGCTTTGCGAAAAGCGTCGACTTTCAGCTTTGGGCACGCTCCGCGCGCGTCGCAAAACGTACTGGTGCAGTGGTCGCCGGGTGTAAGGTGCTGCTCGGACCATTCGTCAAGCTTAACCGAGTTGCCTTTGCAGGCGTGAAATGCGTCTGTCGCTGCGCGCGACAAATGCATTCGTTCCAGCAAATCCGACGTCCAGTCGAGCAGGTCGGTTACGTGGAGAACTTCGCTGCGAATGCGCCCGTCCTTGTGCGGGGCGCGGGGTTGCACGATGGTGGACTGCACTTGTTCGACATCAAGGCCCTGAAATTCAAGCATTGCGCCCAGGGCGTAAGTCCGGGCCTGCTTATTATTCGTGGCTTCGACGACAACGCCGCGCCCACCCTTCAAATCCACGATTTCAAGCAGTTTCCAGCGTGGAAAATAGATGATCGCGTCGCCGGTTCCACCAGCTTCGTAAGGCGGGTTGATGGCGTCGAGCTTGAAATTGCGTTCGATGAACAGCTGGGCGTGTTGTGACGGGTCGTCCACACCTTCGTTGTGCTCAGCGATACGGCCCATGACGTAATCGATGTAGACTTGGGCCGTCTCGGCAATCTCTTCATCAACCGTGATCGAGTGGCTTTTGGTCTTGATGACACGGTCAACGAACTCGATGGCGTCGCGGTATTCTCGCAGGCACGCTTCTGACACTTCGTGACAGGCTGTACCCCAAGCTGCCGCTTCGCCTTCAACATCCGGCAAGTTAAGGTTTTCGATGATCGCCAGTGCGCCGGGGCAAGCCCAATTACGGGCGGTTGCCGAGGCGGACCATCGGGCGTGAGATCGCGACGCATGATCAGCGGTCATGTTACACCCCGAACCGTGCGCCAAGGGCCACGCAGCCATTGACAACTTCAATGGTTGCGGCAATGCGCGCGCTGTCATCTTTCGGTACTTCTTTGAACTTGGTTACGTGTTCGCCAAAAGTACCACTGAGGATTTTACGCCCGTCAGCATTTAGCTCACTGCTACCGAACTCGGCACCGTAAGCTTTCAACGCCGTCATAAGGTCGGCCTTTGTCGCTGTCGGTGCAGTCTCGTCCGTGGCGTTAATTGCCGCGTCGATAGCGGCGATAGCCTCGGCAATTTTATCTGCCGGGATATCGACAATTTTTGACACGCCGGTAACGGGCTTCAAGATCGCCCCGATACCCGAAGTGGCGGCGGCCATGCCGTGGACTTTGATGTACCGCTGCATGGCGTTGCGCACGTCGTCCAGGGTAAGACCTTCGTGCGCATTTTCAGCGGCTTCATCTGCCGCATCAGCTGCCTGGGTTTCTGCGTCATCCGTCGGTTCGTCAGCGGCGTCAGCTTCTTCCGGGGCTGACCCGGCTTCGGGTTTGGGGAAATGCTGGCGGAGTTCCGCTTCGACTTCGGCGACCAGTTTTGGGTCGACGCCCGGAATACGCTTCCAGCACCCGTCGCCTTTCTTCTGTGTTTTGGTGCTGACGTGGATACGTTCATCCCACGGGAAACCGTCCGCGTCGGTGGGCACGTTGGTGTCGACAGTTTTGGTGTCAGATACCGTACTTGTGGCCGGTTCAGGCGTATGATCGACGGCGTACTTTTGTGCGTCAGTACGTTCCGAAGCGTCGTCCAGCAGATTGAGCCGGGGCGACTGTACGTGCTGCCACTCTTCGCTACCCTGAAGCACCTTGCGCATCTCGCGCATGACTTCGTCAACAGGCCCTTCAAAATGAATATCAACAGTCATCTAGTTCTCCATTACGGTTCGGATGGTTTCAACCTTGCGGGTCAAAATCTTCATAAGCGCTTCGTCTATACTTCCACCCAAGGCACAAACCCGGACATGCGCCTGGCGGGTCTGCGTGTGGTTTGTAATTCGTAGGGCTGCTTGGCTCATGTCTTTCGGCACAAACGACGGCTCGACGAACCACAACATAGCCGCTGACGACAAATCGATCGCTTCGCCCGCGGCTTGTATCTGGCCCACGAACACGCGGGCCGATCCTGTTTGAAACTTCTGAACTTCTGCATCGCGCTTGGCGGATGGCGTGCGGCCATCAAGGCTGGCGACGCCAAACTCGTCCAGCCCGTCGCGCAGCGTGTCAATGACATCGGAGTGCCAGGCCATCAGAACAATCTTGTCCAGCCCGCACTCAAATTCGTCCTTGACGGCCTGTATAACGGCGTGGGCTTTTATCGTCCCGGTGATCCGGCGCAACGGGCCCAGATGCATATCGAGGCTTTTTGTTTCGCCGTACTCCGCGGCTGCGAGAATGTCTTCGGCGTCTTCGCCCATTTCAGCGATTAGCTTGCGCGCGCCGCCAAGATTATCAACCGTCAGGCTGTAAACGCTGAATATAGGCCTGCCAATGCCCACGTCTTGCTGGGTACGACGTAGCCAGAAACCTTTAAGCCGCGCTTTTAGCTCTTCGAGATTACGCCCACCGGTTATGATAAACCTGCGCTGCCAGCGCGATCCTTGCATGTACCCGGTACAATACCGCTTCTGAAAAGCGTCGAATGTCGAAACATCCGGCCATTCGTTTTTGGCGACAAGGCGTTCGGGGGTCAGGGCTTTGAGCATCGGGAACAGGTCGATAGGCGCATTGGGCATTGGCGTACCCGTCAAAGGCCATACGCTGGCGGCGGCGCTGGCGATACCGTTCGGGCCGTACAGGGCCAGGGTGCGCTTTGCCGCAGGGTTCTTTGCGTAATGGCCTTCATCCGGGATCAGCACGTCCCACTTGCGCGCTGTCAGCTGGTCCTGCAGCGCTTTGCGCGCGATACCGCCCCAGCCGACAATCACGACGTCTGCGTCGGCGCGCACTTTATCCGTACCTTTGAAGATAACCTGTATGTCGCGCGGGAAACCCCATTCGCGCATTTCGCGCGCCCAATTGCCCCGACCTGACGCCGTTGTAATGATAAGAATTGTTTGCGCCATTGCGTAATCACAGGCGCGTATCGCCGCGCCGGTTTTACCGACGCGCTGTTCGTCAGCCAAGAGCGCGGTTTTACGCTCAGCGAGAAACTTGGCACCGACGATCTGGTGAGGGAATGGTTTTACCACGATTATACAGGCTCACAGGTTAAACAGGTTCAATATCGCAGTGGTAGCCTCGGGCGGACTTGAACCGCCAACACGACTGTTATGAACAGCCAGTTCTAACCAATTGAACTACGAGGCCTAAAGTTGGTGCGCTACATCGGCTTTGGCCTACCGCACCGGGGAGAACACCATAAGCCATCCTCACGGGCAGGCTCTTGTGGTCCGCAAACCACAGGTCACAATCTGATGTTCTCGCCGCTGGGGTGGGTTAAGGCTGCGCGCGGATCAGTGAGCCCTTGTTAGAGTTCGGCGCGCAGCCCAGGTTGTCGGATTATGCAGTTACGTGTTTTACACCCCACATAACGGCCTCTTCTGTTTTGGTTTTCGCGAGGGCCAATTTGCGGCTGGAACCAGCTTTATCCAGCAGGTCATGCATTTCAGCACCTTTGGTCTTGATGGCTTGCATCAAGACCTTTTCGTCGTCGCTGAGCACGCGATAGGTATGGCGCATAACGTTATTTACGATACGCTCGTCGCTGGCGCTGGGTACGTTCTCGGACATGATATATCCTTTTCTGGGGGTTTGACAAACTTGGTAAGTTTCCGTCGCCGTTTGTAGGTCATTGTATACCGTTAAAACATACAGCCGGTCAAGCGTTATTTCACGGTTTTTCGATAAGAGGTGTTATGCCGCGCGTCGGCCCCGTGTAACGGCGCCCAGCTTCGTACACATTGCGTAGTACAGCCGCAACAACAGCGGGCAGATCGTGCGGGACCGCGACAGATGCAAGTTTATCGAAACGCTCAGGTAACATGCGGCAAGCCTGAATACTGGCTCCGCCTTGCGCGCCGTGCAAAGCCACCAGGTATTGTATCGCCGGGTAAAAAGGGTGGGTCTTATCGCCGTTAGCGATAACTTCAATAGCGCCTTGCCCGCCGTTGGTCATCAGATCATCTATCACATGCGCCACCGCGCCCTTATAAGGGTTAATACCTTCCGGCCAAACGAGAGGCTTGGCGGGTTCAGCGTATTCAGCCGCGCGCGTTTTCGCAGTTTGCTCCTGGCAGCGCAGTATACGCGCTAATAGTTCAGTGGCTCCAGTAACCCCCGTGAACATCAGCTTTCTCCCTTTATCTGCGCGGCAATACCTGCGTAACCCGCCAAGTCGACATAATCGTCAGGGTTCGTCTTACCTGATTTTGTACGGGCGATTTTCAGCAAGCACATCATCAGTGCCACATCGTGCGGCGTGATCTTGACATTGAGGTACGCTTCCCACAGCGACGCGATATTCTGGTGGTTGGCCGTCATGTCGCCGTGTGACGCAGCGCGGTTGCCGCCCACAAGGCTTGAGGCAGTATCAAGCGTGCTGGCGGCTGTCATCACAGTTTCATCAGGGTTGGGCTCGGCGTCGGCGTCGGCGTCGGCATTAGCCCCCGCCGCTTTGCCTTGCGCTACTGCAATAATGGCCCGTATTACCGCCGCGTTTTCGTCTGCGCTTAATCTTTTCTCCCGCTGTAAGTTGACGTAGTCAACACCGGTTTTGACACGCGTGAGCATGGCTAGGTAATCGCACACCCGGCATTCATCCAAGCCCATCGGGACCATCGATTTACCCTCGATAACTGCCCGCGCCATTTCGCTAAGTCGGATGTCACTCAAAAATATCATCTGTTTGTTCTCCAAGTTTGAATTTACGGCCCCATTCCGCTATTAGTGCGGCTTCGGCCCGGTCGTTGTCTTTCTTAAATCGGAACGAGGCGGCCATATGCGGCCACAACCGTTTTGCGTCTGCCAGGCTCCCGTCCTTGCCTTTCGTCACGCGAAGCTCGCGTTTCCAGCGGACAGGCGAAACCATATCAACCCTCACGCCAAGCGCCTTTAGCGCGTATTCGACAGCCCCTGCGGCGCGTCCGAAATTAAACGCCGCCCCCGCCGCCTGGCCTTCCATGCCACCCACTTGTTCGACGAACGCGATGTCGGGGCGCAGCTCCCGGAGCAATAACCCCAGTTCATACCCGTCTACTTCGTCCTTGTCAGATTTGCCGCGGTGTATTTTTAGCGCGGGCATATCGTGCACTTCAACCAATACGCCGCCCACAAGTAACGCGATAGCGCCTTTCGCGCCGGGGTCAACGCCTAGAATACGCATAGCTTAACAAGCCTCCATATAAGGGGAAAGACTTACCGGCGCTCCCTCTTCAAGTTCAACATGTGCGAGGATTATCGGCAACCACGCAGACGGTACAGATTGTCGGTAGAACCACTTTTCAGCGTTCTGCGCCGGAACGACAGTTCCGTAAGCTGCCAAGTACGCCACTAGGCCCGCGGGGTTGTTAAACTTGTCCCTAAGAAACCGTGTCACATTGAATTTCATAGGCTGCACCTCACAGCGGTTAGCGTCAAACGGTGTAATAGGCATATAGGTATACATTTTGTCTGGTTTAGTCAACCACAATTTCGTACAAAATGTCTTGACTTCAGTATAACATCAGCCTACATCTGGCATACACCTCCAAAACGGGAGTTTTCAAAATGTCAGCACCTACGCTCAAAAAAGCCAGCAACGGACGCTACTACATCCACTGGACGGATGGCCGCCGTAGTAAGCGCGTCAGCACAGGCGCGAGTGACATGATCGGCGCTAAAGCGTTTCTCGCCCAATGGTTGCTGGCAGAGCAATCCGTCGCTGTCGCGGTGGATCGTACAGTCTCCCAGTGCTGGTCTGCTTATTACGAACGCCACGTACTTATCAATAGCGTATCGGCGCGGACTGCGGAAATGAGCTGGAAAAACCTTAGGCCGTATTTTGGTGACAGGTATGTCTCGGCCATCAACGATGCGGCGGTAGAGACATACGTGTCACGGCGGCGTGTCGGTCAGATAGGCCGACCGTCAAAAGACGGCACCATACGGCGCGAGCTTGTCGCAATGCGCGCTTGCCTGTCGTGGTGCGCAGATCGCAAGAGAAAACTGCTCGACCCTGCTTTGCTTCCAATGTTTGATTTGCCGAAAGACAGCGCCCCTCGTGACCGGTGGCTGCGGACAGAAGAACTACAACAGTTGTTTTCCGAAGCCGCCAAGAACCGCCCGGGTGGGCGTTTGTCTCGCGTCGAGCGCTTCTTATGGCTTGCGCTGGAGACAGCCGGACGCGCCTCAGCGGTGCAAGAGTTGACGTGGGGCCGGGTGGATTTTGAAACACGCGTCATTGACCTTAACGTACCCGGGCGCGCTGTAACCAAGAAACGTCGCGCCGTCGTGCCAATATCAGACACGCTGTTGCCTGTGCTGGAGCGCGCATTTGCGGAGCGCGTCAGTAACTACGTGCTTGACGATGACAGCGGCGCCTATCACGCGGTTGTCTGGCTGGCACAACGGGCCGGTGTGCCGCGTGTGACGCCGCACGTTTTACGGCACACCGCAGCTACCCAAATGGCCCGCAGAGGTGTGCCACTATGGCTTGTCGCCAAGGTTCTTGGTAACTCGCTGCTCATGGTGGAAAAAGTGTACGCCAAGCATTGCCCGGAAGATATGATACCGGGCGTGAACATGATCTCAAACAGCGAACTGGAGTTAACGAAATGACAAGCGCTGACATTTGGCCGAATGGCTATAAAACCTGCGCGGATTGCGGGACGCGCATACCTTGGTCCGGGACAAAAACTGACAGGCAGAACCTCGGCGCCCATATGACCAGGTGCTCAGCCCGTGCGGCGCGCATCACTTTGGATAGAGAACGTGAAGTTAGAATAGCAACTGAGTGCGCCCAAGAGGCTGCCGAAATAGACCTAGGGACGGCTATAGATGCCGCCGGGTTTAGCCTAGAGCAACGTATGGTGCTGCACGCCATCCGCGTGCGTCTGGAAGAACTGGAGTTAACGAAATGAAAGACGGTTTTTACTTCGCAGGCGGCGGTTTTCGGCTAAACACGCGCAGCGTCCCGGGGGACGTGAGCGCCGAGGACATTTGGTGGCGCGCTGACGATAAGCGTTACGCCTACTATGACCCGTTCGATGAGTTCTGCGCGGGGTGGTTGCACTTAGCCATAGAGCTTACACCCTACGTAGTGACCAAAGTTACACCCAAAGGGGTGAAGTTAAGAGCGGGATTTGGGCGCGAGTTTTTCGTACTAGGGTCGGCGGTGCGCCAGCAAGCCGTTCCTACTAAGGAGCTGGCGCTTGCGGACTTGGCCGCCCGGAAACGTAGGCATGTCGGATTTGCGGAGCTTAGATTAAAACATGCTAAGCAATGCTTAGCCGCCACAGAGCACGCGCTGGCGCAAATCGGAGAACTATCATGAAACGCTATCTCGCTTTTTCCGGCGACACGTATTACCCAGGAGGTGGGTGGAACGATTTCAACGGCGGCGCCGATACCGTGGACGAGGCACGTAAGCTGATACCAAACGGCTTCGACTGGTATCAGATCGTGGACACGGAAACCCAAACGGTTATGGAGGACTGATACGCACTCGTTCGGCGTTATTTTTCGCCCATGATCGATTTTTTGAGGCCCGCGTCCTTATCGACCCCGGCTTCTTCCTCCAGTATGTCAACCAGAGTGTTGACCACGCCCGCCTTCCACCCAGCGCCCATGCGTCGCATAGCAGCCCGGTTAGCCGGGTTGTTCTCTTTTAGCAGCATCGCCGCAAACTTCGGATTGAGAAGAGCTTCGTCGATGATGTTATTCACGGCCTGCTTTTGCTGAGCCGCGACTGCTTTGCGGGCCCATATGCCAATAAGGTTTGTCGCCGCGAATACAGGGCTCACGACCCCACGTTCGACGTTGTACACCCGTGACATAACGCTTTCATATGTGGGGGCGTTCGCCATCATGCCCTGGGCTGTGCCAGACGACGCAGAGGCCTTGCCGCCACCCCGCGTATCAACCGTACGCATGATCTCGGCGATGCTGGCGATCCGCTTAAGCTGCTCCGGGTCATCGCGGTATAACCGTTTCAATACCGCTGCGTTACCGGGATCGGACATGAACTTAGCCAATGCCGGGCCTGACCACGGGTTTCCGCCGCTCGAAAGCTGCGCGTCCTTTCCTTTGTACGTCGCCTCTTTGGCGAGACGCTCCCACATGACGCGGCGCGCGCCTTCTACAGCATCGGGGTTGTTATTGACGAAGTTAAGGATGTCGTCCGTCGCCTTACCTGGGTCTTTCGTAGACGTGGCGGCTTTCAACGCCCGTTCTGCTTGGTCGCCGCCGAATTTAAGGTATTCGGCGACTGCACCTTTGCCATTCGGGCCTACGAGGTTTTGCAGGTCTGCCTCTTTGGCCTGATAGTCGGCCAAATTACGCCGTGCCGTCCCCGCGTCTGTCAGCTCGTTGCGCAGATCAGGGAACTCGTCGAGCACGGTTTTATACCGGCCAAGATATGCGTCAAGCTGATCCGGCTTATTAATCAGATCACGTTTGCTTATATCGGAAAGCATCTGGTCGCGCACAGCGCCGCGCGTGCGGGCGTCGTTGCCGGTTTCACGCATGAGCGCCTGGAAACTGGCGATATTACCCTCGTCTTCCTGCACAAACTTCCCAGGCAACGAGCTGTCCGGCGTGCGATAGCTACCGTCACGTTTAGCCAGAGCGCGTCCGACCTCGGTCTGAGAACGTGTGAACCTGTCTTTGTAATCGCGCGTTGCGGTCCGCGCCTTTGCGTATTGATCGCGGAGCGCCGTCGGAATATTAGCCTCCATAACCGTGTCAAGCCGATCGCGATACATGCGCGCGATACGAGCGGCGTTAGGGTCGCCGGCATTTGCGGCCTGCCTTTCGGCTGACGTGAGAGCGCTGCGTAGTCCTGCCAGTTCCCGCATGGTTGTCATACCGTTATCGGACTGATCAGCCAGCTTGGCCGGTATATCCGCTGCGCCAGGCCGCCCGTATGTGTATTCCGAAAGGCTCAGGCTCCCGTCGATGTCATCAAACGCGTCCTGCGCGGCGCGAGTTGGTACCGGTGCGTTAGCGTTATTCAGCGGGCGCCACAAGTCTGACGCTATTGATTTCGCCGTATCCGACGCGTCTTGTAGCGCAAATCGCAGTTCGGACCCACGGGCATCTGCCGTAAGCAAGGGCTGTAGCCCGCGCGTGCTATTATCAAAGCCTTGCTGCGCAACATCCGTTTCACGCGAAGCGGTGTTAAGCGCTGCGTCGCGTTTGTTCATAAGATCGCTGCGCAGCGCGCCGGGATTACCTGTCGGGGCAATCTCGCCCATAGCCTGGTCAACAGCCTCGGCGTTGTCCGCGCGGCGCTGAACATACCGGCCAGCACTTGGCGATGACGATTGCGAACGACCATACTCCAACGCCTGCACGCCGGGGTCACGAATGACGTCTGATAGGCTGTATTGCAGACCCGGTACAACTGATTGATCAGGAACAGCGTTTCGAGTTACCAGATCAGCTATTGCCGAGGTGTCCGGTATTCCGTCGCGCGTTGTGGGGACGTCGCGCATGTTATTGACGATTGTTTCCGTAGCAACATCGCGGGCGATATTATCAGCGCGCTTGGTGTTACCGATCAGGGCGGATGCCGTAGTGCTGGCCGCACCACCGACAGCACCCGCTAACGATGGTACAGCGGCGCCGAGTATCTGGCCGACAAGATCAGCCACATTGCTGCCCGTGCTACCATCTTCATACCCTGCCGGACGCGCGATTTCACGAGCCACGCCTGCGCCGGCGCCCGCCGAGCCCGCTGCTGCTACCTCCTGCGTCATGAATTTGCGCGGATTGACGGCGGCAGGTTCAACAAAAGCGCGCGCCAATGGGCCCAATTCGCGAGCGCCCTCCACGCCGACGCGGGCGGCTTTTGCCAATGCTCCTGCGGCAGGAATGGCCGCTGCTCCCAGCTCTTCCCCGACACGCCGTGTTAATCGCTGGCCTGCGCCTTGCGGCTCAGGATCGCCTATGGGCAGCCCGGCGACCTGCTGCGCGAGGCGCTGGGGGCTTGACAGTATGGTGTCAAAGAACTGCGAACCGCCTACCGGGTTATTTGACATAGGCCCAACGCCTTCAACACCTGGTATAACATTTGCCAGCATCGGCGCAATGTTAACTAAATCAGCCGGTGCGCCCGCAAGAGCCGACACACCTCTGCGCGCGCCGACGCCAGCCTGCGTCAGATATGCGGCCCCGGTGTTCATGATTTGATCAATCAAGCTTTGATCTTCGGTAGGCGCTGGCGCGTTCGGCTGAGGCACATCGCTGGCCGGAGCCGGAGCCAACATTTCAGGTTGCGGTGCCGCCGCGCTGGCTTGCGCAGCTCGCGCGCGCGCACTGGCTAAGGCGATAGCTTTGCGTTGCTCTAATGTCAATTCTGCCACAGCGCGCGCTCCTCTGGTGTCATATACTGCCACACATTAGGGTCAACATTTTCCGGCGCGCCGGTAGCGCCCGCCTGCGGGTCGGTTTGCTGGGGCGCGGTAGCTTGCGGATTGCGCAGTCGGTCAATCGATACGCCCTGTGCGTTAAGCCCTTGCCGCATGGTGCGGATGGCTGCCAGTACCGAAGCGTTATTGGAAAGCATCGAGCCCCCGCCGAGGCTTTCGATCGAGCGTTCGAGCGCCTGGCGGCTGACTTCGCCGGTCGGGTTAGCCATGCGCGCGTTGACATACGCCAGATCGAGCATCATCTTCTGCGCTTTGGGTATGTTCTCGTCAAAATACTCAGGCGCGATACCTTGCATGCCTTGATTGATATCGGTTGCGAGCTGGTTAAGCTCGGGATTGCGCCCACCGAAAGCCTGCGCCAACTCGGACACGGTCTGAATAGCGTTCTGGGCCATGCCACGGACTTTGCCTGCCGCGCCGATGACGCCTGGGTTTTCGGTAAGGAGCTTTTCAAAACTGTCAAGCATAACGGCGGCCCCGGCCAATTCCGCATCGCGTTTGTTGGCGTCCGTGATGTTGGTTTTTGTCGGTGCGAGCCCAGTATCAGAGGCGCCGCCTTGCAGGCTGGCGTTGTAAGATATGGCACCAGGCCCTGCTTGCAGCGCGTCGGGGCGCGACATTATGGTCGTCACGCCATCTGCACCGCGCACGTTTTCAACCGGCGTGCTGCCAAAGGCCGCGGCTTGCTGTAGCGAGGGGTCCATACCGGCTAAAACCTGAGCTTTAAGCTGGCTGTCCGTCAGCGGGCTTCGAACGCCCGTCCGCACTTCGCCGCCCGGCATAACGGCGGTTTCGTCCTTTCCGACGGTATACATGCCCGCCAGTGAAGGGGCCATCCCCGTGACGGCCTGATAGTTCGGCGTGGTGTATAGCGTTTCGTTCTTGCCGACTGACTGAGGCGCGTCGTAAAACTTGGCCAGATCAGTCTGGTTATCAAGGCGGTTATTGGCGAGGGATGTTTCATTATCGAGCTTGTTATTGGCAAGCGACGTCCCCTGTCGCGCATCAACGCCATAGTAGCCTTGCGTTGGCGTCCACTGGCCCGAGGCCTGCCCTAGCCGATCGAACTGCGACTGATCAAACTCCGGGTTGCTGGCGTAGCCGTACAGATCAGCAAGCTGCTGCGTTTTCTGTTGCTCGCCCCCGGCCTTGGCGTAAGCGTATACGTCTTGCGGGCTGGGTGGCGCAAACATCTGGCCGATTTGCCGGGTCGCATTCGCGATCAAGTCGCGATTTGTATAGGCTACCGGATTTTTATAAACTGCCATCTTAGCGCCTCTGTTTCTGAGTTGTGCCGAATGACGGCAGCGCCGCTGCACCGCGGGCCAAATACGGAGACAGCGCGCCTAGCCCGCCAGTGCCCATACCTGCGGTTGCGGAGCCGACGGCGGTTCCATACCCACCAGCCCCGAGGCTGCCAAGGCCCGCGGCGGAGGTTCCACCCACGGTCCCCATTGTCGATACGCCACCAGCGCCCATGCCGGAGGTCGCGCCCGCGCCGCCAGCTGCCAGACCGCCCATTCCACCGCCCATCATGGCCGCGCCACCAGCTTGCAGAATAGCGCCAAGCGTGCGCAGGCTGTTGCCTTTTCCGTTAGCCGCTTCAAGCTCGTAAGGCAGAATATTGGCCGACCCCTGCTTAAACCCGTTAATCTGGCTTATCTGGCTTGCGTCGCGTGCCTGTCCGCGCCCGATCGTGCCGAGCAGATCACCAAATGAGCGCAGGTTCGATAGCGCGTAATCCTGCTGGTCGCCATACGCCGATGCTTCACTTGATTTTTTCGCCATCTCGCGATTGATCGTGACGTTGCCGGAACTGTTAACAGGGATGGCCGATGGCGCATCTGACGGGCTTTTATTATCGCCGTAGAAACTCGCCAGGCTCTGCGCGGTGTCGTTCTGCTTGCCTTCGTAATCCTTGTAGCGATCCTGCGACTGTTCGTTCAGCGCCGTGTTTTCATTGTCAAACATGCCTTGGCGAATACTTTCCGCCTCGCGCGCGCCTGCGCGGGCTTTATCCACCTTATGCTGGGCCTGATTGTTCGCGACAAGCGAGCCCGCCATCATGGCCGCGCCGACCGCCATTGCCGGGTTACACATCGCTTCGCTCCTTTACTTTGTCACCTTGACGGCGCTGTTGCTGGACCCGAAAAGCCCGGTATTGACTGTCGGCTTGACGAGCCCGCCCGTCAGCTGCTGTGCCTGTTCAAGCCGCGCCTGATTACCCAGCGTGTTTGTGAACTGCGTGAAAAGCTGCGAGAGCGGGCTGTATGTATCAGGCTGCGTGAGGTTCTGCGCCTGATTTACAGCTGACGCCGCCGCGGCGTCTGCGTCCGCTGTGGAGTTAAGCGTTGTCATGAGATTGCCGCGCGCAGCTTCAACGTTGTTACGCGCTTGCTGGCTATAGCTAAGGGCCTGGTCGTTGACCGCGCGCTGATTGGTTTCGAACAGCTTCTGCAATTCGGCCTCGCGCGAGGCGCGGATAGAACTGTCCGTCGTGCCTGCGCGGTCAAGCGAATAGGCTAACTGCTTTTGCGCGTCCGTGTACTGATCAGCCAGCTGAGGCGTCGCATACCCAAGATACGCCTGACTGCGTTGATCATAATACGGGTCATCGAACTGGCTGAAAATATCGTCTATGCGCTCGGTGCCCTGGCGGATTTTATCCTGCCGGGCCTGCTCGTCTGCGCGCGCTTGTGCAGCGCCACCGTCACCGCCACCACCGCCCATGGCTAATCTCCTGGTTCTCGTCGAAGGGACATCCCCGACTGTTCAAAACCAAAGCACTGCAAGAACCGCAGTGTCCGCTCTGAAATGCCGGGGTTTGACATGCGACAGACAATTTCTGTCGGCCATAGTCTGTCGGCCCATTCGTTAAATACGTGCATGAGTTTGGCGGCGGCCCGAGTTCCGCGCTTAGCGGGCTTTACGTATATTGCATCAAGTACGATAAAAAATCCAGTGGCGTATGCATTGTCGATCATCAAAGCCACCAAATGACCTACAATCTCCCGATTATCTTCGATGACGAACACTGTCGGGTTCGCCCCGGACAGGTATGCATTGAATGTTTCGTCGGCGCGGTCATCGCTCCAGATAAGCCGCGGCGCTACTTCGCGCACGTGGTTTCGCGCGTTTTCGCGAATAGCCTCGCGGTCTTTTTCAAGCGCCAGCCTAACGAACATCGATCACCTTTGAGAATTGAATATAGTTTTCGCCGCGTTTCCCATACCCCCGGCATGTCGCTTCCTGTGTCAGGCCCAAATGCCCCAACCACCTGTGGGCAGCGTCATACCCTGCCATCGACACAGCTTCGAACCGGTGCACGCCGCGCGCCTGGGCGTTGAACATCAGATCGTCACGGATGAACCGCGTTAACGGCTTCGCCAGCTTCGGGAAATCGTCCGTCGCGCATAAGAATAGTGACGCCACATTTGGCCGCCATTCGATAAGGCCTCCAACGACAACAGGCGGGCCGCCTTCGAAGCCGACAGCGAGAACAGCCGGGTTGTTGCCGTAGGCTTCGGCTAGATACGTAGCCAGCTCCGCCCGCCCTGTAACAGGTGTCATGGCCTCAATCTCGGTGTAGTCCCGGTCGCGCATACCCAGCGCGACATGCTTTATAGCCCAGTGATTAGCGCGATTAACCTGCATCTGCGGCATCGTCATCCCCCTCATATGTTACGACAACCGACCCAAGTCGCGCATAGCCCGACCCTGTCGTTATAAACCTTGGGCTTATGTGCGTGCTGCGACCTAAAGCCCCGATGCGCTCGTCGGCATACGTGGTCCGGTGCAGCGTTGCCACCAGCTCGCTCTTGGCGGGCTCTACCGGATCATAAGCCAGACGAGCTTGCCACTGGCCTTCGAGGGCCGCATCCAGCCCGTTGATAGCTTTCGGCGTCGTGGGTGTGGACGCGTCAAGGTACGGCAGCCACACCTCTGCCTGGGTTTCGTCGTAAGCCGCTACGCGCGACAGTCCGCCAAATGCGTAGATGGTGTCGCCGCTCCGCAGGTACACTTTCTTGCCAAAAACGCACATTTCGTCGACGTTAAACGTCGCTGTCTGGCCATCCACTTTTGTCGAAGCCGTGTATTCAGACCAGGCGCTTATCTTTGACCCTGCAAAGAAACTAAACACGTAAATAGTATCGCCAACAGACAGCCAGAACCGGCCATCGCGGGGTTCGATAAGACCCACGACTTTATTTTTATCGTATGTGGTGGCCAGCTTCTCCGTGACGATAGTATCTATCGGGACGCCGATATCTGTTGTGGCCGCAGCGTTGGAGCTATCACGCGCGCGCAAACTGCGCACACCGCTTTCATCGGCGTAAAACAGGTCGTTATCACCAAACGACGTCACCGATTTCGGGTATGCCGTGCCGGTGTTGTTCAAAACCTGCACGATCTCGTTGTTATTCGGGTCACTATCAAATGCCCACATCTGAATGACGCGCTCAGCGAACATCGCGACGTAACTCTGGTACAGCGCGAGGGCCGTGAGCTCTTCCGACCCGGCTGATCGCGTCGACATATCGATCACAAAAGCGCCTGTGGTATCCGTCGTCCATTTTGTTGGCTGGGATAGCCCTGACCCGTGGCCGAGTGACCCGGCGACGGCGGTCATGCGCGAGCCAACCGTTTTGACAAAAGTACCCGGCGTTAACATCGGTTCTTCGTCCACCCCGCCCGCCATGGCGACGGCATTACCGATCGTTACGTTACCGCCCACAGTGACCACGATGTCTTTACCGTTGATCGCGGGGCCTGTAGCGGCGGCTGTGACCGTAACGGTTACGTCAGCTGCCACCGCCGTGTAGTTTGGCACGCTGGCCGTTGCGTTTATTGCGTCTGCAATATCTGACGCAGTCTGAGCGTGCGATGTTGCCCAAGGGACGTCACTTGATATGATAGATACGTTATTGATCGCTATATTGTCGATGATGTTAGCGCCGCCCGCTGTGCCGCCGGTGACGTCAAACGACCCTTCGGCAGCCACTGCCGGGTCGGGGTCTTTACCGCCCGCCAGCTCCAGCCCGCTCGCGGGCAGCACTGCCAAGCCGTTGGCGGTTGTCAATTCCACCGCGTACCCGTTGGGTGTGGTTCCTGCGTCAGAGGCGATAACGTTGACTGTTGCGCCGGTAAACGTCGCGATGTAATCGGGGCTTGTCGTGGCTGAGTTTATCGCGTTAGCGACACGGTTAGCGGTCTCTTCGTTGCTGTCAGCCCAGACAACAGCGCCGCCCAGTATCGACACGCTGTCAACCGTTATGTCCGATATCTCGGATACTGACGCGTCAGCGCCACCCGCCATATCAGTGACACTTCCGACTGTCATATCTCCGCCGACCGTAACGGCCAACGTCAGCCCGTTATATGCCGTGCCGGTGGCCGGGGCCACGATCGTGACGACAGGCCCCGTGTTATATGCGGCGTAATTGGGCGTGGATACAAACGCGTTAATAGCAGTGGCCACGGCCAAAGCTGTCGTCTCGTTGTTACCGGTGTGCTTGATCGCCCCGAGCGTTAGCGCCACGCTATCAATTGATATCGATGTTATGCGATTAAGCCCGCTGCTTGCTGTCCCACCCGTGACGGTGAAGGCTGCTGTCGCTGAAACTGCAGGGTTGACGCTGCCCGCTGTGATAGCAAAGGCTGTGCGCGCACGACCGTCGTACCAGTCTTCAACACGGACACCGTTGTAATAGTGGAACCGGCTGCCATCTTCGAACTCTGCGACGACGTAAAGTTTGCCCGCGTAAAGCTCGCTCGACAAAATACGCGCCAAGGCCAAATCTGGCGACACCGGGTGCTGCAAACGCTGGTAGGTGACGCCGACAGGCATATTCGAGGGTGCTGCCGCGCTCCCGAATGTGCAAAGCGAACTGACGCCCGCAGCCATACCGACAGTCGCGCCTTCGGGCAGCGTATACACCGGCACGAACGCGGCGCGCTTCTCGACCTCGCCGCCGCGCGTTATATGGCAGTCCACAGCTTTGATAAGCGAGCCCCCGGGGGTCGTCTCGTACATGCGGCGGGTATCAAGCCCGCCTGTAAATTCGCGTACCCAGATGTTACCCACGATCAGCTCCCACTTGGCGCAATGTAAATCGCGGACATGCGCCGCGGGCGGCGCGACATTTCCTGCTGGCCAACGCCAAACATCCGAAAGCTTGTTGTTTTAACCAGATTGTTCTGCAATTTCTCCAGGCGCTTGTTGGCGAGGTCCAGCTTGTACCGCGCCTGCTTGTCATTCGCTACGAACTCGGCGGCGGCGGACAAGGCCAGAACCTCGCTGTCGAGATCGCAGCGGTCATCGTCATCTACCAAAGGTCGGAGATTTCGAATGCCGGTGAGCTTAAGGCGCCCTTCCAGAGAACCGGCAGTAATGAGCGCATTCTGATCCGGGATGGGCCATACTTCTATCTTCTCACCTTCGTACACGGCCCAGTTGCGGACAGGCCACGAGCGCTGATCAAGCTCGCTGGCCCACTCGTTATACTGGCTCGCTGTGATGCGCGGCGTTAACGGTATCCATGTGTCGCCGTAGCGCAGGTCTATCTGCTCAACGCGGTCAATCGTCAGGTCGTTTTTGACAACACCCGTGGTGTCGAAAGTTACCGCGGGGTCGTAAAACCGCTGCCCGGCTTGCAGATCAATAAACCGCTCCACCCGGAGATGGGGCCATTCGTAATTGTCCCACAGCCACTGCTGCGTGCGGCGGAGATATGCGACTTGTGTATCGCGTATCTGGTTGTTGCTGGCCGCACTCTGGCCGAGCCGCGCCTCGGCGCGCAACATCACCAACAATTCCGATAGTGATACGTTACGCGCCATGAGGCGTTACTCCAATACGTTGTTTTCTTCGTCCGACGTGTCTGCCGGGGCGGTATCGGCGGGCTCAGGGTCAGCTTTTTTCAGTGCAGCTTTTTTCGGTGCAGCTTTTTTCGGTGCAGCTTTTTTTGGCGCAGCCGTCATGCGTTCTGTCGCCTTGTACAAATCATCGGGCAGGTTCAGCTCGTCGAGCGTGTCAATCAGCCGCGCGGCAGCGCCCGGGAACAGGGCTTCAACATAAGCGTGACCTTCCGGGTTTCGACCCTTGTAGGTGCCGAGCAGGCGATTACGCTCTTCGCGGTGGTTGACAGTTTCGTCATCGTCCAGCGGCTGAATGTCGGTGACAGCATCGTTGCCGTGGATGGCCATAAGAACGGCAATTTCAGACGCCGTAACGCCATATTTGGGTACGGTGTTACCCCGGTCGCCGCCAAGGGCTACAATCACATTTGCTTTCTGCATTTCATTCCTCGTGGGGTTGGTCAGCGGGTAAGGGCGAGCCGAAGCTCGCCCGCCGAGTGGTTTATTCGATCAGGCCGTTGGCGACCAGACGATCGCGCAGGGCATTCACTTTTGCAGCAAGCGATGCCACGGCGTTGGCGACTTCGGCCTGGGCATAAGTGGCCCCGATACCGGCGATAGTATCCGCGACCGTCCCGCCGGAGTTATCGGTGAGCGCAGCAACAGCCCCGTCATAGGCCAGGCCCATAAGTACGATGGAGCCGGAAGGAAGCGTGGCCCCGGTAGCGTTCGTCACCGTCGCAACAGATGCGCCGAAGCTCACAGAGATTTCTGCAGCTGCCTCGGTGTATTTATCGTTGTGGTTAATGAACATGACGGACTGCGCGGCGGCGTTAATGCCGATGAAATCAGCCTGGGCGAAGCCTGTCGGATAGCCCACAGTGAACGTACCCGCGTCCGCGACAGCCGATGCCAGTGTCGTCTGGATATTTGCATATTTGGTCACTTTGACCTCCATATATGCGAGTTTACAAAACGACGGCGGGCGAACCCGCCGTCTGGCAATCAGGCGATATCGATGATGCCCGAGGTGTTAAGCTGCTGCGCGGCCATAACGGCGGTGGTGGTGATGCCGTTATACATCGCGTACCGATCATACGGGCGAGCAGGCTGATGCTTATGCATACGTTCGCCGTTCATGTAGAGCAACTGGATGCTCTTCATATCGAGAATGTAAGCACGTTTAGACAAGCCGAGTTCGTCCAGGGTCGGATCGTACACGAACAGCCAGTTCTTGAACGGCACGCCCGCGTCAGTCGCCTGGCCACCGTCGTTGGTCGGCCCGTCGCGCCAGCCAGTCTGCGAATAAAGCCCGTTGGCCCGCAGTTCTTTTTCCATCGCGGAGATGAAATCGGAACCTGCGAAACATTTATGCTGAACGCCACCCCGCGCATAACGGAGATACTGCCGGTATTCTTTCTGCATAAATGCCAGAAGCGCGCCACCGTCAGCCACTGCCGACGTGATAGCGCCTTGGCCACCCGCCAACCCGTTTGCCGCAGTCGCAGCGCGGTTCTGCCACCAACTGTTGGCCACACGCGACAAACCGCCCGTGACGCCAGCTGACGGAACTGGTAAAACCAGTGCGCCAATACCCGCCAGGGCTTTGGTGTCCGACGTACCGTCACCGTGGATCAGGCTGTCAAGGCTGACGGCATAATCTTCGCCAAGATCATCCATCTTTTCATCGAAAAGATTAACCAGGGCGTTCTTTTCCCGGCCCTCCATGCGAACCACGGACTGATCTGCGCCCGGTTCGACAATGGTGATGCCGTCGACTTTCAGTTCGGTATGCATGATGGTGATACCGATGTGATGTTCTTTCCAGGCGTATTCGACACGCTTGTTGGTGGCCGGGTTATAATAGCTGACCTGGTCGTCATAGCTATACCCGGTAAGGGAGCCGCCGCCCTGGCCCGACTTAACGCCGAGCGAGACGACGTTTTTGCCGCCTGCAAACTTGCCGCGCGCGGCATCAAATGCGCGAAGCATGGGTTTGTTCTGCACGTTCTGTTTAAAGACCGTGCCTTTTTTGATGTAATTCGCGAGAACACCGTTGTTGATGCTCTCAAGGACGTCAGGGGTAACTGCCATTTTTCACTGTCCGAATATTACCCGGCGCGCGAGGCCGCTTCCACCTGCTCAATGATATCGAGCGTGCTTTGCGGTTCGGGCCGAGCGTTGGCCGAAGACACTGAACTGCCCGTGACGGGTCGCTTTGCAACTGGCGCTGGCTGTGCCGGAGCTGCCGGAACCGTCATCCGTGAACTTACAGCATCGTAAGCTTTCTGGAGTTGGGCCCGAACGCCATCTGGCGTGTCCGGTCGGCCTTCTGTCGCCTGCAAAAACGCGACTTCGCGTTGAAGCAGTTCCACTTTGTCGCCAAATCGCGGATCGCGTTCCTGACGTCCGCGCTGCCACTGCTCGGCGGCGTCGCGAACGGCTGACGCGCGTTGCGCCACTGCCTCCCGCTGCATCCGTTGCTGTAGCTGCGCCTGCTGGGCTTCGTATGATCCGACGCGTGCCCGGTCGCGGGACCAATTCAGCGCCGCTTCCCGGGAGAGTTCTCCGGCTTGCACGCGCTGTTCCAGCTCAGGAGGTAACACCTCGCCCGCAGCCGTAAGCACGGCCTGGACATGCGGTTTCAACAGTTCCCAGGCTTTCGCCGGGTCAGATTTCATGGCCGCCATGATCTGAAAACCTTCTGCCGCCTCTTGGCCGGTCAGTTGGTTTTCTTCCATGAAGGCCGTGATCTTCTTGTATTCGCCTGCTTCAGCCTTGTAACCGTCGCGCTGGCGTAACAGCTGCTTAAACCGCGGGTGTTCGTGGAACGGAACATCAGAGAAATTCTCTTCGTCCGTCTCACCGGTGTCAGTTTCACTTTCCGCTGCCTTTTCAGGCTCTTTGGCGGTAGAGGCCTTTTCAGGTTCTTCGTCGTCACCATCTTCGCCGTCGGCTTTCGCCACGTCCCGGATGACATCGAGCGTTGAACGTTCAACCTCTTCTTCCTGCGCGTCGGACGACTTCGCGCCGCTGTCGGTCTGACCATCCGCTGCCTCTACGGCGTCGGTCTGGTCAACGACAGTTTCGTCCAGTGCTTCGGCTGCTTCGGACGAAGTTGCAGCCATATTAGCGTCCGTTTCGGGCATGGTATCTCCTTTGGTGTCGGTTATTTGTATCATGTGTTTGTCTTTGTTGGAAGACAAAACCTACATTTGGTTACTGCCAAAAGCAGCGTCGGTGCCTTCGGGCGCTGACGGGGTTGACGTTTTGTCCCCACCTTCTGCGCCCTGGGCGTTGGGGTCAGCTTGCGGGTCTTGGCCCATAAGCTGTGCATTTCTGTTCATCGCGACGATGGCCGGCATGTTCTCCATGAGGGCCTCGTTAAGGTCGGCGCGGTCGTCCATGCGGCGGATCGTCTCACGCGCCAACCAGTTAGGCGAAACCCCGGGCGTCTGCATTAATATCGGGGCCAGAATTTTCCAGTTGTTGGTTTCTACGGCTTTGTTCGGTTTGCCTGTGGAGCCAGCTGCGACCTCCAGCCACAACTCGTCCATCAGGTCTTCACGCGAAATGTCGAAGCCTTCTGTCAGGCCCGGCCATACAGCCCCCGGGCCAACCATTTTTGCCACCTGCTCTGCGGACATTTCACGGACGAGTATCTGGCTGGCCGCGCGCGCGATGACAGACAAATAGGCATCGAGATCATCGATACCGCTCGCGTCATCCTCGGTTGCGGACCCTTCGGCAATAGCAGCCTCGGTGGCCGTGGATTTGGATGTACCGCCAAGCCGCGATGCCGAGGCCCCGACAGTTAGCTGGGCGTCGCTAAAAAAGGGCCCTGTCTCATAAAGGTTAGGGTCCACGCCGGGGACCGGTATCGCTTCCAGCAAATCAGCGAGTTTGCCTTCGCTGTAATTCAGCGATATCACATCGAACGGCTTCGCGTTCATCAGTCGTGGTACGTCGTTAGCCTCGTCAAGCGCGCCTTTTCGAACACCCCAGCGCGGCTGAGCCGCGTACCGATGATCCCGAAGCCCTTGACGAGACCGGTTAAGTTCTTGCTGCTGATCGCGTATGAGGGTGACATCCGAAGGCGGAAATAGATGTTCTTCGCTTTCGACGTCGTTAAACGTCAAGGCATAAACCGGCCAGAAATCACTCACGAACACATCAGGAGCCGCCGGAGTGCGCAGAAAATCGTCATGGCCGTCCACGAGGTAATATACCAGCCCGCTTGGCTTGTCGTAATGTTTCCACACGCAGACCATACCACTGCCTTTACGGGCGTCTGCATCGTCGCTGTGTTCCAGATCGCCAGCCCCGTCACCGTCTGCATCAGCACCGTCTGTTTCGTCAGATTTGTACGGTGTGAACTTTGACCCCAGATCGACGCCGAATTCCTCTTTGACCTCGTCCACCGTGTACGGGTATTCGAGGGTTATATGGCGCGCCCCGATAAAACCCACTAGGGACTTACACAGCCTGTCAGGTATGACCTTTGTGCTGCTGGGAAAATCAAAGGACAGGCCTTCGTGCAAGACGATCTCCGGCTCTTGCGTTAGCGACGCGACAGCCAGCTCCAGCTCGCTTATCTCCGCCTGCATGTCGCCTTTGTCATCCTCGCTTACCGTATCTTCCTGTAACCGGCGCAAGTGATCCAGCCGCCCCCGGGCGTCGGTCAGCCGCGCCGTGGTCACGGGGGCCGGGCCTGTTTCCCGCTGGAAATTAACCTCGCAATACCCGACGCCTGTGGTGCAAGTGCGGCGCACGGTACGCTTTAGCGCCATTTTGAAGTCAAGGGGTTTTTGCGTGTCCATGTACTGGGAGAACAGTATCTCCATTGTCTTACCGAACTTCTTAACCATCTGCTCGCGCGCATACCCTTGCTGGATATCTGCAAGCAGGGCATTTGCTTCGTTGAGCGCGGCTTCCTCTTCGGGTGGCAAAGGTTCAGCCGATACAGAAGACATAGCCGTAGCGTTCTGTATAACGCCCATTGCTGCCTGGATCGATGTTGGCGAGCCATCCCACATTTCATAATCGAGGCGCTGCCGCGCGCGCGCCATGACTTGTGGGTTTTTGGCGTACAGCGCGTTGGTCTTCTGGCGGACGTGCCGTCCCGTTATGTTAGCGGTATACTTGGCGTCATCTATCCACGCTTTGTCGGCCCCGCGCCGCGCAAACTGCATATCCTCGCGCATCTTATCGAAGGCCTTTTCGTGGAATTTCTTATCGCCGCGAATGGTCTGGGCGATACGGGACACCAGCCGCGCGCGCCGGGCGGCTTCGACTTTTTCATCAACCACGACTTCGCCGCCAGTGTCTTCCGGCTGCATGCCAAGTTGGCTGTCGTCTGTCTCCATAACCATCAAAACCCTCCGCGAGATTGGCTCGCTGCCTGTTGCCGTTTCCAGTTATCCATGTATTTAACCCATGCCAGCGTGCCGAATTTAGGCTCCGTCGGTTCTTTTGCCGGACCTGCCGCGCGCACCTGCTTTTGTAGACCTAGGCCAATATAAGCCAAAGCGTCCACAAAGTCATCATGCGTTCCGTTTGGAAACGCCAGCATTTCATTGAGTGCCTTTTCGGCCCACCACGCATCGCGCGGGATCAGCACTTTACCCATGGCGAACCGGGCCGCGATAGACTGGGCGCGCGCACTTTTATCGCCGATCGGTGTGACTTCAACAACGTTTATGTATGTTCCTGTCTCTTGCATGCGTTTGCGCAAGAACGGCCCGATAGATTTCGATATGTGGCCGCGTTCAGCCCACCAGATCAGCGGGGCCATGTTACCGCCGCCCATCGTGAGCATCGCCTCTACCGCTTCGTCCGTCGGTATGCGCTTCCATATGCAGTCGAGCAGATAAATGTTGTCTTGCTGGTCCACGCCAACTTTTAGCAGCACCGTCGGGTCGTTTCGCTGCTTTTCACCGACGGCGTGGTCGCTTGCACAGTAGAACCGCAGGGTTTCCGGCAATTCACTCGTGCGATAGAACTGTGCAGTTTCACGCCGGAACAAGATACCGTCAGCCACAGTAGGGCGCTGCTGCGTCAGGGCGGCAAAGCCTAGCGGGTCACGCCGCTGGTTGGCCTTGTGGTACGCTTCATCATACCTGGTGCCGTCTCGCCGTGTTTCCGGCCACAGTGCCTCGCCTGGCGCGCGGCCCAACGGGTCATCGTCCTCTGCCAACCCCGGCAGCCGAATGATTTTCCACTCCCGGGCTTCCTGCTCGTTATAGCAGGGGTTTTCGGGGTCTGTGAGCCGCCCGATGATGTCGTCGCTATGCCAGCGCGTCATGGTGATGATGGTCAGGCGCTTGCCCATGCGCCGATAAAGCGCGACCTTGGTGAACCACTCCCACGCTTTATCGCGGATGGTCTGAGACGCAGCTTCTTCGGCGTCTTTGTACAAGTCATCGATAAGCAGCAAGTGCGCACCGCGCCCGTTGATCTGGCCACCGCGGCCCGCGAATATCAAGCGCCCGCCCTTGGTTGTCTGAATATTATCTTTGGCCGTGCCGCCCCGGCGCAATTTATGTTCCGGGAATACCTGCCGGTATTGTGGCGTTGCCATGATAGCGCGCACATCGCCGCCAAAGTCTTTAGCCAGGTCATCGCCAGCAGCGGCAACGATAATGTCATGCTCTGGGTGACGCCCGCTATACCACGCGGACAGCCGTTTGGTCGCCAGTTCCGTTTTGCCGTGGCGCGGTGGCATGCAGAATATGAGCTGCGGCACATCGCCACGCTCAACTTCTTCCAGCCCCTGGGCCACCGCTTTGTGAAACCGTGCGGCCTCATAGCGCGAGCGGTTAACGTCGTTCGGGTCTTCGGCGTCCGGCATGGTGAACTGCGTGAAGCGCAACAGGTCTTCGCGCGCCTCTTGAATGGCCTTCTGGCGCTCCAGAAGCTGAATTTGTTTGCGCAGGTCTGCGAGCGCCGTCTCGTCGGCGTGCTTGGCCGCTTGCGCGTCTTCCCATGCGTAGCGCTTTTTGGTTATCGGGTTTATGCCGGACCTTGTTGTCACTTACAAACCTTTTTCCACGCTTCGTCGAGCGCCAGTATCTGATCGGCTGTCCCGTCGGTCAGGATATCGTCTTTCGACGTGTAAATCGGAAAGGCCCACTCGCACCCTGAGTTAATCACGGGACCACTCGTTGCGCAGGCGCTCACGGCTGCTGCCAGGCTTAGCGCGAGCGATGCTCTGATCAATCTCATTTCGCACCTTTACGTTTTCCAGTTGCGTTTCTGCGCTGTCTGTCCGGGCGGATTTCTTTCCCGCCCGGTATACGCCAGCTAACAGCCCGATAACGGCAATTGCCGCGGTTATATAGCCGCCAAGTCTGCTCGTGAGTATCGCCAAAAAAGACATGCTAGTTACGACCTTTCTGCCGGTCATCCCACCGCGCGTAAACTGCATACCCTGCGCCCAGCAGAACAATTACGCCGAATGCCATCAACGCGAATGGCAGATTGTCCCGCACCCAATTCAGCACGGGTAATGCCGGAGCAAGCTCTGACGCCACACCGGTGACAGCCGCGATGCTGCCAGCGGCGCCAGCCAGCTGCGAACCTTTAACTGTACGCGTCTTGTGTAGTGGCCGCTGCTGGTCAAGAGCTTCTGTCGCGTTAGACGGCGGCGGCGTGTCAATGTCGTTAAAAAACAAATGCCCGGCAGTGATATCACACGGTGTCTTGCCTTTGGCCCAATAGGTCTTGGCCTTAACTGCCGGGGTGCAGTAATGCGTTGCGCGCTTCGTGACGCCGAACGGACCCCCTTCAACGGTAGCTTTGGCGATATCATAGCATTTATCAAACCATGCATTATCGCCACGCGCCGCGCTAACAATGCGTTCCCGATTAGGGTCTCCGGTGTTCCAGCAAGAAAACTGGTAATCCTGTTTGCACACACGCGACACGGTTGAAGGCCAGTTCGGCAGGTTCACGCGGTTCATGACAACATCTGCGATCGCGTATGCGTCTTGCTCGCTATACGCCTTGGCCTCGCCGTATAAAGTACGGGCCAGGCTATCTACGGGGTCCGGATTATCGAAGGGGTCCATGTCACTCGCCTTTCATGACGTTTTCCAGGTTCTTAATGCGCGCCTCATGCGCTGCAATATGCGGCATGATCTCAAATATGCGATCCAGCTTGCTGTCAATGCGCTCGTACTGTATTTCGACTTTGCGCTCCACAGCCTGCAACTCGCGTTGTGAAGCTGACGTCCCCGCAAGAGCGTCGAACCGGTCCCACACTTTGTTAAATTCTGTTCTGTGTTCGATTTTATGGCGATCGATGACGGAGAATATCTCAGCCTTGGCTTTGGTATCTGCTTCCCTTAAAGCGTCTATGCGCGCGTCCACATTGGCGTTTGTAGCAGCTAGGCGGCGCACAATCGCCGTGACTATTGTCGCTACGAGAACACCGGTTGCCACCAGCCCGCTGGCCGCCTCAGTTACGCTTAAGGTTAATTCCGTAGCCATAAAGCCTCGACAGTTAAGCCGTCCGTTGCCAGATATAGACGGCTATCGACGGCTGAATGTTATTATGGGCACCGTCTCCGCCCGTAGACCCGGTACTAGAGGTCACCCCGTGCGGAGCACTACCCCCCGTATTCTGCGAACCATCGTAGGCGCCCACACCTCCGGGATGTATGTGCGACGGCATTTCAGCTTCAGTAAGGGTATGACTGTATTCGCCCGCCTGACCCCCGGCAGCAAACGTTCGCGCTTCGCTATTGCTATCGGTAAATGTTCCCGCACCGATCAACGCTTGGCCTTGCGCAAAAGCCACCCATGTACCGAACCCAAACGTCGTCGCAGGGCTTGTGTCGCTTACACTGAGATACAAACTACCGACCGGGTAGGCTACCGAGAGAACCTCTATAGCAACTTTATCTAGCGTGACTGCGCCACCTGCAATCATCGCGGTTATCACACCCCCGGCAGGAACAACTTCGGCAAAACGGTTTCTGACGGCATCAAGTGCCATTTTCATATGATATTGAATACTCATGACGGTTGCCCTGCCCATTTTCGTTGTGGTGTATTAGGATTATCGATTACGATCTCATTGGGAATTGTTTCGGCAAAGGTCTGCTTCACGATCATGTTGGCGTGAAAGCCCGGCAGCCATCCTTGGGGGGTGATTTCCGCCCCGGTCTCCGCTTCGTACTCGCCCGGTTGCGCCGGGTCGGGCAATTTGCCAATCACATCCAGTGACCAGCCCTTTCCTTTGGTCAGCCATTCACCGCCTTCGATCTCGGTTTCGTTACGCGCAAACGGCAGTGCCGCGATCAAGGCCGCTTCGCTGTCTGCCCGCAAATATTTGTAAGTAAGCATGTTCTTTCCTCCTTATGGGAAATCACAAAATGCCATGAGTTCGGCAACCGATTTTGGATTGATAAATAATCCCGAGCGCTCGGTAATGCCGTCGCCGGGACTAGCCAAACCAGATCGGTTCTGGTCAATCAATGTTGTCAGTCCCGACGGAACGGCACAATTTGTGTCAGTTCCAACGAGGATAGACTTACCTAATCCATTTCCAAGGTTCATATCTTCGACCGCAAGCACTAGGGACGTGTTATTGTATTGCACTGTTGCTGCCATATGAACGTGATGTTCATCAGGTACAGAGGGTCCGATAATCCCCGCTTGCGGTGCACCACCTACATAGCTTGTCAAAGCCAAAACGTTGTCTGAGGCCCGACGGTATAATGTTGCAAAATTCACCGTTGTGCCGTCATCTAACGTATTCAGCCACTGCGATCCGCCAATCCCCGGCGCGGTATGACCGAACCAGTACATCGAAAAGCCAGAACCGTCCGTCGGAAAGCCGGGTACGGTTGATAGATGGGTTTTTACGCTGTCGGTATCGCGTGTTCCTTCTGTATAGGATGATGGGAAAGAGGCGTTTTCTAATTGTGCCCCCCATGCGTAAATACCGGAAACCCCATCACCAGTATAAGAGCGCAGCCCTGCATCATTGGCAACTAAGGTCCTTGCGTTGATTGCTGTCCCGGCTCCTTGTGTGGCGGTTATATAAGCCCTCCAAAAACCATCGCTCGCCCTCTCTGCCTTGCCAGTTACACCCGTCCACGCCCCGGTGCTTGGATTTAGTACAGTCTCGCCGGTATTGAGATTAACGGTCATCTCAGCTTGACCCGTTGTGTTGTCCGTAATACCAATGATGGCAAAAGTTCTTTCTGCCGGGGCCAAAAAGGCGCTATAAGTCCAAGTCCCGCTCGATGATGCTTCCGCCTGTTCGACGCCGTGTACGTTGGTTGACGTGTCTTCGGTTATCTTATCAGCGGTAAGCGTTCCGTCCGGTGCTATCGTGACGTTTTCAGAAATCGTTCCGTTTCTAATTATCCATGCGACATCAGTAAGATCACTCGGCGCAGTCAAAAGGTTCGTCCGCTGCCCCCCAACCCGCCACCCCAGCAACACGCCATCCCGGTATTCAGGGCGAAGGATGTTGTTGCCGACGGTCTCAACCCTCCCTCGCTTATCAATTGTCGTCGCGGGCGTATCGCGAGACACAATCATGTCGGACGGCGTACCATATCCCTCAATCGCGAAATGATCCGCATCTGGCTTTTCGCCAACGCGATCCGTTGGGTCACGAGCGAAATCAGCGGAGATAGTGGCAACGACAGAGGCAGCGGCTTCGGCGTCGTCTTTTGCCGTTGTGGCAGTTGTTGCCGAGGCTTCCGCACTATCCGCCGACGCAGCCGCATCCGTTGCAATGCTGGACAGATCGCCGAATTGATCGGCAAAACCGGCCAAAGTGTCAATGTTCGCTTCATTATCGGCGACCGCTGTAACGTCGCTCATGTTGTCCGCGACAGAACTCACCTTGACGATATTCGTGCCAACTGCATTCACATCGTCAATCGACCCGGCGACCGTGTTGACGTTCGTTGCATTCCCCGCCACAGCCGTAACATTTGCAGCAATGCCCGCAACCGTGGTCACATCGCCGCTGATACCTGCAACAGTGTTGATATTCGTCGCGTTGGCGTTGACTGTCTCGATAGCGTCGATGTTGGCGGTAACAATATCCGCCGCGTCAGACGCCGTTGCCGCCGCTGTCGTCGCAATACCGGCTTGCGTTGTGGCAATATCTGCCTGTGTCGTCGCGATCCCGGCTTGTGTCGTCGCGATCCCGGCTTGTGTCGTCGCTGTAGCTGCGCTGGCTGACGCAGACGCAGCGTTTGTCGTCGCCGCCAGGTCCGTGCCAAACACCAGCACATTGCGTTCGCCAACCGGCGGGGCTGTCGCGATCTCGATATTCGTGCTTGTAGTGGACAAGTCGGCGGGGTCAACAATAGTCTGGTCTACGAAAACCTGCACCTGCTTGACGTCTGTCAGCATAACGCCGAGGTTAAACGACGTGGTGGACCCATCCCCGTCAAATGCCTGAAACAGTATCTCGCCCAACGATCCCGAAGGGTTGGCGAACAACATCAGTTTCCCAGCGTCAAGGTCTGCCTGAAAGTCGCTCGACGACGTGTGGTTAACGATGACGACGTAAGTTGCCCCTACCTGCGATACAACATCGCCAACGCTGTACGCCGTGTCCTCGGCCCAGTCACCTTTGAAAACCCAGCTCTGGGTCAGGGCCAAAGCTGACGTAGACATGCTTTCAGGCGTCACGATCCCGTTCTGCAAAGCCCCGTCGCTGCGGCGTACCTCGCCCAGTGCGTTAATCAGCTCGTCAGTCGTCTGCTCGACGTTAAATAACTCCGTGTCCAGGCGATTGCCCGGCAGCGGGTCCGTGGGGTTTTCTGACTGAAAGCCCGTAAAGCCGTAGCTCGGGGAGTAGGGTGTCGGGTTTGCCATGTGCCGCGCCTGTATGTATGGAGGTACAGCCAACATACATACAATCGGTCAGGGGGGCAACAAAAAGAACGCTGACAGGGCTTTTAGGCCCCAGTCAGCGCTATAGTGGGTCGGGTTTTCAGGGAGGGTTAGGCACGTCCGTGGCGTTGAGTGTCTTTTTTGTATCCTAGTGCAACCGCGTTGTCAAGCGAGGGGGCTGGGCGGCAAGAGGAAATCGGTCTGTACGCCTTGTCGGGCTTGGCTCTAGCCCCTGCCGGGCGGCAAGAGGAACTCAGCCTGCGCTCCTCGGGTCAACGGGGATTACCGTTGAGGTATCACGGGGCGTTGCGGGCCTTATCGTACCTTATCGGGCCTTGTCGGACAATACGTCCGGTTTGGATTTTAGGGCGCATTTTTGTCCGGGCGTGGGGCTGACGTTTCGCGGACCGGTTCGTGCTATACCCCGGGGGTCGGCTCGGGCCGTTACGGCCTGCCACCAGTGCGAACGCCTCGCATTAGCGCGCCGCCCGCTCGTTAGTCCCTGCCTAATACACTTAAATACTAGGCTATCCGGGGGTTACGTCAAGCCTTTTGCGCGCAACGTGAGCGCAGCTACTCGAATATGTTGCCTTCCTGGGGTTCAACATCGATCACGGGCTTGGCCCGGTCCGCTGCCTCTTTGCGCAAGCGATCGATGGCTTGCTGCAATTCGTCTGGCGTCATCTCGTGCAATTCTTTGGCGGCAGCGCCCGTATCGCCCCCAAATGACCGGTCCAGGATTATCTTAGCGGCCTGTACGCGCGCGCCAGCGGGGGCCTTGTCGTTGGTGACGAGCCCAATCAGGCAGTCAATGGCAGCGGGCAGACCTTGTTCAACCAGGCGCGCGGCCTGATACTGTATGACCTGAGCCTGTATGGCGGGCTTGTTGATCAGTTGGGAGCCCTGTACTTTGGCGTTGCTGTATCCCGCTTGGTCCGCTGCATAGTGCTTATCGCCCGTATCGGACATGACCTTAGCAAAGGTCAATTCTTGCGGTGTGAGGCGGCCAGACCTTTTGGGCATTTATTGCAATCCTCGTAAGCTATTGATTTTACAGTGTTTTAGCGCGGCCGCATTTTATTTCGTCTTGGGGTATACCATTATTGATATATCTAACGCTTGTATTATGCAAATTTTATATGACGTTTTGTCTGTTTTGTCTGTTGACAAGAGCCTACAAACGGCATACGTTGGCCTTACACAAACACACAAGCCAAGGGTTAAAATCATGGAAAATGTAACGCGGTCAATGCTGTCGGTCTTAACTGGCGCAAAATATAGCAAGTTTGATAACAAGATGTATACCAGCATTGAGATTGCCGGTAGTCGCAACGTTTTAGAAAAATTGGCTTCCCTTGGCCTCCTGACCCAGCCCGATGATAGCAACGCCCCGTACCCCCATTTCAAGGGTCGTTATCACTTAACGGATCATGGGACGGTACTTCGGTTCAACGCGTCGCATAATGCGCACCTCGTATACAAGGATTAAAATCGTGGAAATCGCCCGTATCATTACTGTTACCGTTTTGGTCGGGTTCCTGCCCGCCATCGTCATTTACGCGATTGTTGATGATTTTTTGACTTGGCGGGAATGGTCTAAACGGTGGGAACGCAACCAAGCCGAGAAGGATTAAAATCATGTCGAGCACTTATGACGTTGAATACACCGATGCGGAGCAAGCCAAGCGCCAAGTTATGGCCGTGGTGGCGCCTAATGCACCTGACAGTGCCGTCACGTCTGTTAAACGGTATAAAGCCGATAAGGAGTAAAGAATATGGAAAAGGTTATCACATATAAAGAATACATGGCCGATAGCGGCAAGCTGTTCTGGACGTATTACCTGCAGTTTGCCACTCCGCTAACTTTTAAATTGGTGGAGGACCGCATAGGACTGGACGTACTCATGGCCTCCACCGACGAGTATCTTAATGACATACCGCTGCGCAAGTGGGACGCGCTAAACGCCGCCGTCCGTGAGAGCGCAGACAAGGCGGCACTGCGGCAAGCGCAAGGCGTCGAACCGCCTAAATACCATTGGTCACTTAGCGATGGCGTGTGCATCGCCAAGGCCGTGGCCCGTGCCATCATAAAGCGCACCACTTACGAGGCAGAGCGCGCGATATGCGACAAAGCGGAGGCATACGCCGAAAGGATAATGAGCGAGGGGGGAAAATACAGGCTACGGGGGTACTTGACTAAAGAGGAGGCCGCGCACCCTGATTATGCGGCGTGCAACAACGATATGCACGCATTTGGGGCCGGGATTACACGGGCAGGACTGCAGGCCCCGGAATGTGCGTAATGCTTTGCGAAACCGCCGCTAGTAAGCGCAAGCGCGCCCTCGATTGACGTTGATTATAGGAGGATAAGCCCATGACTACCACGCAGAGCATTAAAGCTGCCGTAAAAGAAGCCCGCGATGCGGCCTTGGCGCGCGGTGTTTCACCCGAACAGGCGCATATGGTTGCGTGTCTGGCCGTCAAGGCTGAAATGCCCGATACCTTGGAAAACCTAATAGCGCTACGTGACTGTATGCGGCGTCCGGGGGTTGAATAACCATGACAACCGCATTACAGCCACATATTCCTTACGGTTACCGGATGTTTTCAAGTGACGTCCCCTCGAACAGCTTGATTGACGCATACAACGCGCAAACAGACAAAATAAACGAATATATCAAAGCCGGGAAACCGGTCCCCGAAAACATCCTTAACGGGCGACATAACCTCTTCGCATCCGCAATATCGCGCAAGGATTAAACCCATGACACATAAACACTGGGACAACGACACTGGCGTGTCGCGCTATTTGCAGGTCATTGATTGGGCAAAGCGCCGCTACACTGACAAACACGGATGGCTTGTAACACACATTGGCCATTGCCCGACACGTTACACCGAAATAGAGCGCCTTGCATGGCGCCGCCACATCGCAAAGGAGCCACGCCTTGCGCGCACTGCTTGAAATAATCGCCACAGCCGCCGGTTTAACGCTTGTGGGCGCTGTGTCCACGCTAGCGCTACTTGACGCTATCCTGCGCTCTTAAAACCCCTTGACGGCCCTTTGTAGGGCTTGGAGACAGACAATGACCGCCAAATATGACATTTACGAACAGCACCGCAAAGCCTTTGCCAACGTTTCAGCATACGCGATCATGGATCACGACGAGATGGTTGCGACAATCGCTTTTAAATACCCGCGTAACGACATGGGCCGCTTGTATACCTATGTGCAATGGGTTGGCGTTGAAATGGTACGCGGAGCGGCCGGCGGTTGTGGCTATGATAAACACTCTGCCGCTTTACGCAAGGCATCTGATAAAATGCCAATGCAGGATGGCGAAGGCCGCCTTTCATACCACAGCGCTGAGCGGAGCAACGAGCTTAAGCGCGCTTTAAGCCTGGATGATGGCTATTCATGGCAGCATAACCTTGAAAAGGCCGGTTTCACGGTCCTGCAAACTGTTTGACTTGGGCCTGACCGCGCGGCCTGATAAGATACGTCGCCGCTACCGATAACCCCGAATAGGCCCAAGCCATGCTCATTATTCTAATCGCTGCGTCCGCGTTGTTCCTGACTATCATCAGCTTGCTGATTGTCCGCCTCATATACGCGTGCCTGTACTGGCTACCCGACCAACCCTTAGACAAGCCTCCCCCGCGATCTGGCCCCAGTCCATGATCAGGCTACAATCCTAAAACCCCGCTCTTGCCTTAACTGGCGTAGCGGGGTTTTTTGTATCCTGCATGACCCAATCACCACCACACACTTTGTCTTTCCGTGTTTGGTGAAGCCATAGCAGGCTGGGGCCCCCAAGGCCCCCGCCGTCTGCGGGGAATGGCTGAAACCAAACTGTCCGACAGTTACGGTTGGGGCCCGATATGGGGCCCAACGTATGTATATATAACGCCGCAATTAGCGACGTGCGCTATGCGCGCATAACGTAACGCTTTTGCAGAGCTAAGTGCATGATGTTATTGGGCCGTAACGCAAAAAGTGAGCTTGCGCAAAAGGTGAAAAAATAAGGCCGCAAAAATTACATTTGCAAAAAGCGCACGTATGTGTATTCTGGACAAAACGTACAAAGCCTACAAACACGACAAATCGAGGATAAAACGTATATGGCTAAGCGCGTAAGAATACCGTTTTGGCTGCCTGCTGGTGTGGAATTAGCACCAGGTATGGCGCTGGTGTGCCAAGGCCGCGACTACAAATTTATAGATATGTCAGACAGAACGTCTGGTAGCGGCCATGAATATACCGAGTATAAATTCTCGGGGTGTTGCACGACGTGCGGGCGGTTGCACACTTTTAAAATAACCGGATCAAAAGCTGCGCCACCAGCCAAGTGTTTTGAGTGTCAAAAAGTGCAGTGGGGCGATGACGCCGCGCGGCGATCGCGTGAGAGCGCCGAACGATATGCCGCGCCGCGTTATGCGCTCATGGTCGCGGCAAGTAGCGTTGTACCTGTCGCGTGCAGCTTATCTCTGAACGCCGCGCGGGCGCGGCTTTACGCGCCTCACATTCTCCGCAGTAAATCGGAGCTGCTGGTTGGGTATAGCCTGGCTGAAATAAACACGGCTTTGGTTGCGGCCATAGACGACGGCTATTTAGGGTTTGGACCTACAGATAAAGTGCCGCGCTATAAAGCCCGCACGTTGCGTAAAGGCCTTTGGGGGACGTCAAAGCTTTATGGCCCTGACCGGTTCGAGCTGTGGCTTGGGTGGGCTCAGGAGGCTCTAGGCTGGGATGAATACCCTTCGCGCGTCGCAATGGCAGCTGTTGAGGCCAGCGCAACTGAACGCGTGGCGCGCACACGCCAAACATTGGAGCGGCTGCAAGGTTGAGCCGATCCCTGACACCCCAAAAGAGCCGGATAAATTCTGAAAATAAGGAGGGCTATAATGACTATTGAAATTAAACACCGCTCGACAACGGCGGTTATCCACACGCTTGACGCGGACACGCTCATCGGAGCTAACCTTCACGGAGCTAACCTTCACGGGGCTAACCTCACCGGGGCTAACCTTCACGGGGCTAACCTTCACGGAGCTGACCTTTACGGAGCTGACCTTTACGGAGCTGACCTTTACGGGGCTAACCTCACCGGGGCTAACCTCACCGGGGCTAACCTCCGCGGGGCTATCCTCTCCCCTGGGCGGGTTATCACAAGCTCAAATACGTTCCACCATATCTCGAATATCGGATCGGAACGCGGAACCCTTGAACTTTATCTTTGCGAAACGGGTTGGTTCGTCCATCGTGGGTGCTTTTCTGGTAGCAAGGATGCGTTTATCGCTGCCGTCGATAAGAGGCACGGCGAGAGTGAGCATGGTCGAAAATATCGCGCCATCATCGCGGCCCTTTGCGCATGACGCCAAAAGAGCCGGATAAATTCTGAAAACAAGGAGAACTGAAAATGCAGAACCTGATTGACGCCCGCAAGCAGGCCGCCGCGGTGTGTGATGAGTACCGGGCGTGGATATTTGATTTCACCCGCGCGCCTTACGCCCCTAGTCGACCCCACTACGCGGGCTTCATGCTGTGCTATAAAGGACCGTCGCCTTATACGCGCGATAAGCTGCCCCGCAAGTACCCGTTTGGCGACATACCTTACGGTGACCGGGTGTGGGCTCACAGAGACGCGGCCCAGTTTCTTGAAAATGACCGCCGCCTCGACCAGTGGATAGAGCGGAGCAATGAGAGCCGGATAAATTCTGAAAACAAGGAGAACTGAGAAATGAATAAGCCAATGGTCAGCGTTCCAGCCGACGCTTTGAAACAGGTCCTGATCGCTCTTAACGGGCAACCCTACCACATCCACGAGCTGCAATACACTCGCGGCGGCGATAACCCAATCGATCAGCTCTTGAAAGCATACCGAGCGTTTGAACAAGGGCGCCCGTCGTGAAAGTAAAACTAACGCGCCTCTAGTCGAATATGCTATCCTGATCCTCGAACATACTGGCCGCAGCCGCTTCGGTAGCTGCGGCCAGATTGCTTTTGAACTTGTCGAACCACAAGGCCGGCTGAAAGCCGATACGGATCAGCCCGGCTTCGAGCTCTTCAATGCTGAACTCATAAAGCGGCTCGTGGCTTTCGCGCAGGACACGCGGAGCGTAATTAACATTCTTGGGCTTGTCAGATAACGGACGTATTTCAAGGCGTGCGAGAGCCTCACGCAAGTGCTGGTCAACCATGTCGTCAATAGATCGGAACGCCGCGCTGGACGATCCCGGCAAGTTGCCAGACGTGACGATAAACGCGCCACGGCTCCACTTTAATTTAAGCAGCGCGCCCTTGGGCCCATAATTCAGCTTCATCCCCGCCAGTTCGCGCGTATCGCCTGTCTCAACGCCCTTCGGGTAGCGCAGGTATAGCCGCGACCGCGCAGCGTTGCTCCACGCTGTAGACCCTGACGAACCGTTGCCGCTGGCCATACCTGACATTGAAGGGTGGCCAAGGGCAATGATGGAACCGTTTATCTCTTGCGCAAGACGACCAAGGCATGACTTGACAAACGTGTTGACCTGGGCCCGGTCAATCTCGGAGCCTGAATAAGTGTCGGCGATCGTGTCGACGATGATAACCGTCGCACCCCACCGCACAGCGTCGTCACGCAAGGCAGCCCAAACCGCCGTGCGCTTCATTTCGCCCGTGTGCTGGTTCCAGATCGTAAGCAGGTTATCCATGTATTTGCGAGACGCTATGCGCAGGTTTGCGCTGTAATCCGACGGTTGATACCCCAACAGGTGGTCAATGTCACGCTGCCTGCGATGCAGTTCATCTTCGCTATCCTCGCAGAACATCGCCATGACGCGCGCTTGTTTTGTCGGCAACCCCAGCCAGTCACCGCCCGCAGCCGCAGCTGTTGCGTATTGGTGGGCCAGCAATGTCTTGCCGATGCCGCCGTCACCATAGATCAGGGTTATCTCGCCTTTAGGCACCCAGCCTTCGACTTCCCATTCGCGCGCAGGGGGTTCGAGGCCTTCCCATTTGGCGGGGTCTATCCAGTCGAACTGCACTGTGCGCGTATCTTCTGCGCGTTCTTTCTGGCCATCTTCTGACATAGCGTAAGCTGTGAACGGGTCTATCTCCGGCTCTGGTAGAACCTCGAAATAAGACGATGGATGGCGCGGTAAGCCGATGCGGACCCAGTCCCGCGCAATGGTACGCGCTGATAGTTTGGCGTCTGCATCGCCGCCTTGAACCGCAAAATCCCAGTTATGAAGCAGCTGGCCGTATTCCTGCGCCGTGAAATCGCCTGCTTCGCACAAACGTGCGGCAAGCGAAGCGCGATAGCCAGAGCCTGACGTATCATCGCCTATAAGGCCGGTTTCCGAGCCGTCCCACAGTTCACGCAACACAGGCCGGTACGTGGCCGCCGTGGCGAATTTCTGTTTAAGCTCCGGGGAGAGTTCGTGCATTGATGCCATATCGAGGCTCTTGCGCACTTCGGTAATGCGCTCGTCGCTGTCCGTGTCGCTTTCAGTTTGCGCCATCGGTTTTACAGCCGATACAAGGCCTTCCACGGTGTAGGTATGTGTCGTCTTAGCCAGCAGCACGGCTTCTGTCGGTACACGTCCTGCCGCCCGTTTTTTGGCGTCAGGGTAGTTTACTGTACCGGGCAGGCGCATCACGCGATCAATATTGCCGATCGGGTCGCCCGATAAGGCGTGCGCAAAACCCCGGCCCTGGTCTTCGGCCCAGCTGAAATGCTCGGGCCCGTAGCCATGACCCTCCAGCTTCCAGAAGAACTGCATGCCGCCGCCGCTATCAATCGTATAGCTTGGCGGTATAGAACCAGCCATAAGCTTGTCAAATAGCCCGCTTAACCTGGCGCGTTCAGCCGCCAGCGGCTCGGACTTGTCCGGGTCTACATCGGCAAAAACAGCCCGGATGTATCTTATGTGCTCTTTTTTGAGCTTGGTGTCTGGCGCGTTGTCGCACGGTTCGTTGACCGTGAAATAGACGTTGCGCTTAAGCTCTCGGTTCTGGCGATCAACCCACGCTGCCATATCCGCCCATTTAGCGGGTTGGAACAGCTTGCCGGTTACAGCTCGGGTTTCCGGGTCTATAGAAACGAGGTGGTGCAGCCCCGAGGGGTCAAAGCGTTCAAGGAAGGTTACTGCGTCGTCGGTTGCCATGCTTAACACCGCTTTTATTCTTGGGTTGTCAGGGGTGGTGATTGTGGGACTTAAAGCGGGGTATCGCCCCACAAGCCTGCGGCGATAAGCTCTTCGCGCTTGGCACGTATCGCCGTCAGCGTGGCAGCCCGCACGAAATCAAACCGCGCTCCGGCGTCGTAGAACTTGTCGCGCACGATCAGGTTCAAATCATAACCTTTGTTGGCAAGTGCGATTAGCGCCGCAGCGGGCTCGTGATCCCGGCCTAAAGGTCGGAACACCATATCTATCCGGCGGCCTATCCTGTTAACAGCCACGGGCGCCGTAAAGCACATCGGGTGCCGCGTGAAGTATTCACGCAGTGTGGCAATAAGCTCGGGGTCGCCAGTCGTGCGTTCAAACTGCTCGGCCAGGTCTTCACGCCGCGCACGATCGATGTCAGATAGCAGAGCCGTTTTCAGCTTGACCCGATCCCGGTAATCCTTGTTGCGTTCAGTGGGCGATTTAGCCATCACTTCCCCTCCAGTGCGGCGGCGATCATTCCATCCCAAATTTCACCAGCTTGTTCCTGCCCAACAAGCTCACAGCCTGCAACGGTGCACTCATGCGCCTCGTTAAGCATTTCCGGCGTTGGGCACTGCATCGCTTCAAGGGCAGCTTTTGCGGCGTCAACATATGCCGTCCAATTGGGCGTATTCACCGGATCGTTTTGCGGGTCTTGCCATAAAATAGCGTCTGGGTCTTTACACTTGGCGGCACAGATAGCCCGCGCCACGCGTTCAATCAAACAGGCCATCACCATAAATCCTTATAAGCGCAATATTTTGTGGCTTTGTCTTCGCTCATCCGGCGCGGGGTTACGATGTTGTGCCCGTCTGGCATGATTGTTACTTTGTCCCGTTCATCTATGACGGTAACGGGTCGCGCAAACATGCGTTCAACCGTTTCGTTCCAGTCCATCACTTCCCCTCCGGCAAGGGGCCAATAGCCGCACGACAATAATCAGCCACGTTTGCTGCGCAGCCGATGAAGTGTACGTGCGTTCCTATGCCGCCTCTAACCAGAACGCGGTTGCCGTACACCAGCACTTCTGGTTCTGGCAGTTCATCCGGGTGTACCCAACGTCCATAATTGGCCGCCACGCGCGTTATGATGTATTCGTGGGCGTGGTCATGCACGAGCGCGCCTGGGGCAAAGCCTGCGCGTTTTATTTGGTGCATCAAATTTTCGTGCATTGACGCCAGTTGGCGCCGTTCATTAGAGAAATCAAGCATCACCATAAATCCTTCAAGCTGACATATACCGAAGCGTCATAGTGCCTGATCCGTTTCATGAGCAGCGCCAACCGCAAGAGCTGGGGTTTTGTCATTGCTCGCTCCTTTTCAGCGCAGCACGCGCCGCGCATACTAGCGACCAGTCAGCGTCGTAATCAGAATAAAAATCTCCCGACGCGCAGCGCTCCACCAAACGGGTTAGTACCTCACGAAATCGTTTGTTTTCGTCAAGTAATTGTGCGGTCGGTCCGCCCTCGCCTTTCAGACACTTGTTTTCATTGAGAAGGGCAGTCAGGCGTTTAGGCGTCACATAAGGTATGGGTGGAACTTTGTCGCCTTGGTCGGTGTCAGGAATGGCGCGCATCGGCATATTCTCTACATACACCGCTCCATTCCATGCTTCCACCTGTGCCCGGGCGATGTCCGCTTCGGCGCGCAGCTTTTCGCACTGCCCGAGCAGCTGGCGCGGTGTCAGGCCGGTTTCGATGTGAACATTGAATGCTTCGGCGAGCAGAGTACGCTTTGTAATCTTCAATACAGACATCTATTTCAATTCTCCAAGATTGTCAGTGCAGCACGCGGCGGTCGTCTACCAGTGCTTGCAGGAGTTCGAGGTGTCGCTCGTAGACAATCGCGTCCTCGATTGAATTGCGCTGTGAAGCCCATAAACCCCAACGGTGCGCATCTTTATTCAGGACATCGAACACCGCTTGATTAAAAGCCATTACCCAGCAACTCCCGTAAATTGCGTGGCGGCGCAGCGTGCCACGTAGAACTCCCTGTTTCCCGGCATACCGCCTCGTGGCAAAGCTCGTGGTCAAGGGTATTAATCTCGCCCCATTCCGGCTGATCCGTATTTATATAAGCGTGACCCTGCGGCCCGGCATTGATCTGGCATTGATCTGGCAGTGTTGTGGGCCAACCCACATACCCAGGATGTTGTCAGCTCGCGCACCGTATTTTTCCAACGACAGGTCTGATAGTTCCTGCCGCGACATGTAGGTTACGGGTGTGTCGCGCACGCTCGACAGATCATCGCAGATATGCGGGATCGGCTGATCGCCGTAATACCGCTGCGTCGTATCGCATCCACCAAGCGCTGCAAGGATGCAGGCTACGGTCAGAACCACGACAAGGAACATTGTCATTTTGAAACTAGGCATCTTCTTTCTCCCGTTTTGTATGTTTTGTCTGCTAACGTTTGCTCACGCTATACGTCAAAATATACAAAGTCAACAAGAATGTGTGTTTTGTAGGTTCATGTTGACAGGAGGTTTATTTTTGCCCTACAGTAACGCTTCCTCGGCTGGATCAGTTCTCCAAGGCTGAATGGGGTTGTCGGACAAAAACCGCGCGGTTCTCCCCCGTACCGCGCGGTTTTTCTATGCCTAAAGCTCTTTTAGGATAAGATGCCCCGTCCGGTAGGGCACGATGCGAAAAGCCGTCAACGCCCGGTTTAGTCTGCACACCAACGTGCCAATCACCGCGCGGGCGCCCAGAGGGCCGCCATCAGCGCCAGGCCACAGCACGCTCTCTATTTCGTCTCGCGAAACCGGCGCTCGTACGTAGCTGTCTGTCGCAAAATCATACACTCGCGCCGATGCCAAACGCAGCAGCACCGAGGCTTGTTGCGCTGGCACGGCGCGCCCGCCCAGGTAAGCGCGCCCATTGTTGAAAGTAAGATGATCGGGCTTGCACCGGCTTTGCTTTCTTCGCCGAGCGGGCCGTAGCGGCATTATGTTTGCGATTTTCAGGTTAAACGGATCGCCGTCTGCTACGGTAAGGTCTTCGCGCCATTTACCGTAGTGCGCGTACCACGCAACCGTAATGACCGGAACTTTACGGCGCTTTATGCTGCACTCCAGCTTCCCTTTTGACGAAAGGTGGCCCACCGGGTCGCCTACGTGGACGCTGCCGAGCGGAGATATCGCCCAGCGCAAATCCCCTGTTGTCGGGTTGTACGCAAAGTAGTCTCGGGGGTATACGTTAAGCACCCTCGCCTCCTGTCAGCTGAATATGTCGTCTGGCTCTGGCTCTGGCTCTGGCTCTGGCTCTGGCTCTGGCTCTGGCTCTGGCCGAGGGAAGGCCGCCACGATAGCTTCATCGAGCGAAGCGGCCTTGAACATGAACACCTCGCCCTCGGGCGCGTGGATTTCGAAAGTGACTTCGCCGCCTGGCGCATAGGCGTAAACGGCAAAGCCCAAATGCGGGAAAGCTGCGCGCAGGTCATCGAAAGTCATAGATGCGCCCCTCGGCTATTGCCCGCCGCATGACGTGTTCGATAAGGCCCCCAAGCGAAAGTTCCAGCGGGGCGCACCATTTTTTCGCGCACTTATGTGCAGCATGATCGAGGTGCATCGATGTTATCTTGCGTTTAGTCGTGACGTCGAATGCCACCAATGCGTCAGATTTGATCCAGCTCTCGGGCTTTCGCTTAACGAGATAGCGCACAGCCTGGCTGCGCGACATGCTGCCGCACAGTTGGTCAAAAGCGGTCAAAACATCTTCCGCTATGCGAACGCTGTGCTTTGTCAAGGTACTGGGTTTTTTCATTTGTCGCTTGTCCTCTTTATGGGCGCAGTGTATGTCGTTTGTAGGCTATTGTCAATCGTCATAACCTACTTGCGATACCGTTTTCCGCGCCAGCCCTCGGCAACAAGGGGCAGCGCATTGGCCCAATCGGGCTTTTCGCAGATCAAAGCCTCGAACTCGTGGACGTCACCCCAACCGCGCGGTACTTCGGTGATTATTTCGTCGTGCACGTGCCCAATAACCGGGTAGCCTGCGCTTTCAGCTTTCTGGATGCCGACGCACATCAGATCGCGTGCAATCGCCT